ATCGATTCGTCCCGATCAACCGAATGATTTGGCAGGGCTTGGCGGTCGTCGGCATCGGAAAAGAAGAACAGCAGATGCGGACGACGATCATGGCGTACTGGCGGGCTCGACAGGATATCGCTCCTGTTGTCCGATCCCAGCGCGGCGAACCGCAAGTGGAAGCACTCAGGGAAGCGTTCGAGCAGCATCGTGAATTCCGCATCCAAATGCGTCTGGCCTATGACGCGATGCTCCATGGCGACAACCCACAAGAGTTCATCAATGCGGCTTTTGCCACCGATCTCACAAAGACGCGAGGCGACGTCGCCGGCTCGGTCCGACGGCGCAAACTTCTCACCGGCAAGTTCGCTGACCAAAGTTCGATCGAATTTACGGCCCTCAGAAGCCGACTTGGTGATGACGGCATTCTGATTCTGCGACAACACGATGAAGTGATTGAAGCAGTCGCACAATCGATCAAGCCGAAGGTGTCTACTGTCCGCTTCCGCCCGGTGCCCGAGCGTACACTCAATGGAGTCACCGGTCGATATCGACGATAGGGAATGAACCAATGATCGAGATTGCCGCGAAAAAACATTGCGATGAAATGCGACAGCGAGCGCATGCTACTTTTCAGCAGCGAGTCGAAGCATCAAAAGCACGGCTTCGAGAGAATCTGGAGGCAATTCGTATCGTCGAAGAGTTGGATCGAAATACCGATCCGCTAAAGAAAGGCGTTCACTATGATCCTCCCGAGGCGATGACAATCGTCAAAGCGGTACGTTTCATTATTCTAAATCAAATAGATAATCAGTTTTCCGTTCGAGTAATTTGCAGGATTTTAGAACGCCGTTATCCCGAAATAGCGGATAATACTTCGCTTGCTTCGCTTTCGTCGACAATTCGGCGCGTTGTTGCGGACTCTGATAAAGTAAAGATCATCAGTATCGGGAAAGGCCGACGGCCAACGATCTACCAATGCCTTTGGTAGAGCTAGGTGAACCCAATGACTTGCATCCCCGTAGTCACGCGAAAAATTTTCCCCGTCGTTGGCGCCGAGTTGACGTTTCAATATACGTTCGTCATCGACAACAGCCTCAGCAGCATCGTCGTCGAAACACTTGAGCCTACGCAAACGAAGTATTCGCCCAAGACGCTGACCACTGATTACACGATCGACACGGCCGCCAAGATCGTGACATTCGTAAGCGAGACCACACGCGGACCCGTGGGAACGCTCGTCAAAATTCGGCGATGCACCGAACGGAAGCGCGGCATTAGCTGGAACTCAGAAGCGGCCTTCTCACCCTCAACGGCAAACCGGGATCAGCAGCAGGACTTCGCTTTCCAGCAAGAGCTTGAGACCGAACTATCTGACGTCCTACACCGGAACGATCGGCGAGACGAATGGAACGCCGAGGGATTGGAAGGATGCAATGCGCTACCGGGAACTCGGGGCAACTGTTGGGTCACACTGGACCAACTGAACGCCGCGATCTTTGACGGCATCGTCATCGATCTGAGCCAACCACTCGTGATCGTGCTGACCGGAGACGGATCGACGACGAACTTTACGCTCCCCGGCGCCCGCCAAACGACGGCACAACAATGGTTCGTATTCAAGAATGGCGTCCATCAGAATTCAGATGATAGTACGGGAGGGATCGGGGTCTACACAATCGTCGTCATGCCGGGACAAGACGATCAGATCGTCTTTGAGGACGCTCCAGAAGTCGGCACATCGATCCTATGCACATTGCTGAAAGGCACTGTTGTTAGCCAGTTCGCTGACGACAGCATCACGAGCGACATGATTCAAGACGGGGCAGTTGGGCTCAGGCATATCAACATCGGCGCTGGCGACGCGCTCCGATTCCTGATTTGTGACGCACTTGGCGATCCGGTCGGTCGCGTCGCGTTGCACACGGACATCAACGACTTCGATAGCGGCGTGCGGGAGAACCGACTGGACCAAATGGCCGTTCCGACCACGGCGGTTGCGATGAATTCGCAGAAGATCACTGGATTGGCCAACGGTTCGGCGGCGCAGGATGCAGTGGCGATCAATCAGTTGCCTTCGAGCCCCGCCAGGATCGATTCGACGAACATACCGAATCCCGGGCTTGGCGCCTTCACCGATGCCGTAATCACCGGCTTCAAGGTCAAGCACATCGTCTATACATTCAGATACCGCACGAACCGTCACGCCACCTTCGTTGTTCAATTGGAGGACGAGTTCACACAACGAACGATGGAAGTGATGGTCACGGATAGCGGGGGCGCCGTGGATTACGTCAGGGCTACATTCAAGAGGAATAGCGGCCAAACGGGATGGCAGGTTTCGTTCAGCGAAAGCCGTTGGAATGGAGTGACCGGACTGCATTCTGGCCCGTTCGGGGTCGGCGCAGTCACCTACGGAGACGCATAAACGATGGCCCAAACAGATGTCAAAACGACCGAGTTGGACGACAAGGCTCGGGAATTCACATACCACGTCGACATCGACGCGCCGTACGATGGCCAGATCATCTACCTCAATCTGAAAGCGGATTGGGCGCATGAGATCGTCGATGGCAACGCGCGACTCAACGCCGGCGAGTTGGACCTCACCATCAAGATCGACGGTGCTGCGCAGCCCGGCTATGACCCTTGGAATATCGTTGTCGGCTCAGTTCAGGAACAGGCGCCGACCGGAACCGGGCCGTCGAGCATCCCCAAAACCGGGCAGTTGCTCATTGAGATCGACCTCACCACCGCCATGACACCGCCCGAGAAGTTCAAATTCGAGCTTCGGTGCCGAGTCACCAAAGACAACCTATGAGGCGTAGTTCGTTTATCGCAATCCCCCAGGCGCCGTCGACGGGCACTGATGCGCCGCCGCCGAGGGAAGGATGCGTGCGCATCGACACAGATCAGGATGATCTGGCGTGGCCGGATATGCCGCAACCTTACGGAAGGCTACCATCCCCGGAGACGATTCATTGGGTTCGAGGCGCTAGCAGCCTCGCGATCGGGAAGTTTGAAGGATATGTTTACTTCGAAAACACACCGGCCAAATACGATCAGTATTTATTGCTATCCCAAGTTACCGGAACGTATGTCGACGGGGAGGACTTGGAGCGAGGCACATCGTCTACGGGACCGTGGGAGAGCGTTGGTATTCTTGCGGACACCCCGGTCGACCAAGTAGTTGCTGACTGTGATACCGGCTGTTTTGGGGATGAATGCGATCCCGGCTCGACGGGCGACGGCCCCGATTGGAAAACAGACCCAGACGCCGACCCCAAGTTCCGCCCTGATACGCCCGGCGCGATTGCGCAATTCGGGATCGATAGGCCATTTGGCCCGTGGACCGATCGATATTCTTACAAGACCACCATCGCCAGCGGCGGGTCGCCGCCATTTACAGAAGGTAAGGTGACCGGGCAGATCACCGGCTCCATAGCGGAAATCTCACACTTCGTCGACCCCGGGGGGGGCGACAATCTCGTGATTCACGTCGAGGGTATAACGCTCGGCAAAAACGCAACGCGATTCCTGCATGGGGAGGTTTTGGATCACGTCGACAGTACCGGCCAGATAACATTGGCCAATCCTATGAAAGAGACCGGGCCGTTTACGCTTGGTGAGCAAGGGGGCCCTCCAGTGTGAGACGCTGTGTACGTGTGCGCGTCTGCGTCTCGGTCTCTTGGACCGTCACTTCAAACCCCCCTTCTGGCGTCGCGACTTCGCTCTCTACGAAATCCCTCAAACTGCCGATCGTCAACGACATGGCAAACTGCACGGCCCAGCGCTCGTTGTTCTCGCAGCCACGTTCGATCGCTTCAAGCGCCTTGACGAATAGCCGCTTCTTTCGACTGTCCCAGCCGCCTCGGGGCGATCGAAGGATTTTCCGTGCCAGATTCCGAAAGTTCGCAAGGCCCAAATCCAAGGTGTTGACCGATACCATGTCTGCGCAGCGTTGCAGTTCTTTCTCGTCTCGATTGGCCTTTGACCCGTTCGTTGTCATGGGAGTAGCATAGCTCCGTGGCTGAGAAATTGCGATTCGAGTCGATGAGTGCTCTTCGGCAATGGTGTGCCGAGGACTTTCGTAACTACATGAATTATCGGTGTACGCGGCTCAAATTCTCCGCTTCGGAGATTCACCTGCGCTGCGCCGACTGGATTCAGAACGGCGAGCGATTCAAGAAACTCCTCGGCTGGCGCGGCTGCGCTAAGACATTTTGGTACGGGATGGAGTACATCTGCTGGCGATACCGGCGGAAGCCACAGACGAAGATCATCGTCCAATGCAACACCGATACCAACGCCGGGCTCACCACGTCCGGGATCAAAGGGATTCTCAGGAGCGACCCGCTGTTTGAGGACTTGTACCCCCGTGGCCAGACGGCCGATCGATATTTCGATCTGAACGGAATCAAGCCTGAACGCGGGTATTCGATCCGATGCGCGGGAGTCGAGACGACCTTGACGTCTGAACGAGCTGACTTCTTCCTGATCGACGATCCCGAGGCCGCCGATCCCGAGGCGCTGTACGACCGCATCATCGAAATCTTCGAGGAATCGCAGGTGATTCTCTACCGCCAGGGACGGTTGTTCCCCGGAGAGGTCTGCCCACTGCCGGAACGGACCCAACGGCTCGTGCTGGGCCAACCGCACTGGGAGGGGTCCGCATACATGCCGCCGCCGCCCGATCCCAACACTGGCGAGTTTGACGATCACCCACTCCGCGGCGACGACACTTTCCTGATCCCGGCGATGGTCAATTCATCCTTTGATCCGGATGATGAGATCGAATGTCTCTCGTCGGTGCCCGAGATCAAATCAGATTGGGAAATGCGGCAAGAGAAAGAAAAGCTCAGTCGTCGCAAGTGGCGTCTGAATATGATGTTGCGCGTCGATCCGGAAGACGCGGAGCGGGCGGTGATCCCGCTGAACCATATCACCGTGCGTCTGGCGTCGCCTGAGTACATCATCATGGTCGTGGACCCGGCCGACGGCGGCGACTGCGAATGGGGACTGGTCGCCGGCGGGCTCTACCGGCTCAACTATCATCTGTGCTTCATGGACGGGATCACCGAGTTGGAGGTCGCGGCCAACGAAGGGCTCGACCCGAACCACGAGACGATCGGCTCCCTCATGTGGAAGAAAGTATTTGATTTGTGTGATGATTATGAAGTGGATTCCATATACATCGAGGCCAACTGGGCGCCGGCGATCAAGGCGCTGCGCCGCTACCTCGCCCGGCATGGCCACACGATCCAGGTCCACGAATTCCACACACACATGAAAAAGCTGCATCGCATCGTCAGCCAGTGGGAAATGCCCGTCAAGAACGGCCAGGTCTCATGCAACCCGATCGTGATGGCGGATGCGCAGAACCGCAAGCAGATGAGCAACTTACGCCATCATCGGCTCCCTTCGCCGTGCGACCGGATTGACGCGGGCGGCAAGCTGCTGGATATTCTTTCTGAAAGTTCCGTTACGGATACGGTCGATGTGATGGACAAGCTCGGGCCGCCAGGGCAGGCCGACGCCTACGGAGAGCAGGGCGTATTAGCGGCAAGCGACCCCTTGAGAACGAGACGAACCGTGCCCATGAGAAGCCGCGCCTCCCGACTTCGAAGGGCGTAAAGGAACCCTCAAATGCCATCGTGCCGCTTGATCGTCGGCGACGTGATCGATGCGTTGTATAACCTCGAAAAAGAAGGCCCCGGGGTCGCGATGTTCTTCGCCGACCCGAAGTACAACATCGGGATCGACTACGGCGCTGAGATCAATGATGATCTTCCGCCAGGCGAATACGCAACTTGGACACAGCATTGGCTTCAACGGGTAAAGCACTGCCTTCGTGAAGGCGGGGCGTGCTGGGCGCTGATCAATGAGCCCAATGCAGACATGATGGGGCAGGCTCTTATTGGCTGGATTGGGCCAAGAATCAACCGCGTTATTTGGCGAGAGACCTTCGGCCAGTACAAAGAGGACCGCTTCCCATCCGGGCATAGGCACCTGTTCTGCCACGTGAAAACTACAGATATGTACGGCGCCGCTTGCGACGATGAGATAACTCAACGCACATGGAACCCCGACCCGATCCGCGTTGAATCTGCACGAATGAAAGTTGGCGACAAGCGAGCCGCCGGGCCCCGTGTTCCCGATGACGTGTGGGACGTGTCGCGGGTCGTAGGCAACGACGGCGAGCGTCAAGGCTGGGCGCCGACTCAGTTGCGGCTGTGGCCGGTCGAGCGAGCGATCCTATGCAGCACGAACCCTGGCGATCTTGTGATCGATCCGTTCCTTGGCAGCGGCACGACGGCGATCGCGGCCTTGAAGAATGACCGATCGTTCATCGGCATCGACATCAATGGAGAGTTTGTGGCCAAGTCAGCACAGCGTATTATTCAAGCCGGATTCCGAGTAGATGAAGTGATCCCAACTGCCCAATGAGCCAGCCCTACGCCAAAGACACGAACAACTTGCCGCGGATCAGCGCCTTCCCGCAGTTGGAGACTGACCGATGAATGGAGTGTCGTATTATTGTTCGCAAATTCAAGTGAGCGGATCGATCTGGACCATGTACGGCACCGAGGAAGTTCTCAAGGTGGCCATCGATGAGTGGATTGAATGGGTGGCGAATCCGGCGAGAGAGAATGACGTCCTTCTAACGATCAACGGGCTCTCAAACACCGTGGATCGAGCAGAGACTACAAACATTTTCAAGATGGAAGAAATCCAGGTGATGAGCATGTACCGCTACAGCTAGATGATGTGTTTTATTTCGACAGAGACTCAAGATATTGTGCTCTACGGCCCGAAGAAGAATCTTTCACACTGCAACCACACGGAAGGAACAATCATGTCCGACGGCGAAGCGAAACAGACCCCCAAGGCCATCAATTACGACCGCATCCCCGAGCAAATCGACGGCGAGGTCCATCCGATCCGCAGGATCGTGACGGAGTTGATCGCGACCAACACCGCGAGATTCGGCCATTTGGCGGGTTGCCGCATCGGCCTCTGCTGGCAGTTGAACTCCAAGGCCGGCCCCGACGGCCTGATCAACTACGGCAAGGCGGTGATCCTGAGCGACTTCCAGAAGGAATTCATGCTCGTCAAGGGCGGCAAGGCCCCGATCTGTTTCGACGTCATCGTGGTGATCAACAAGGAATGGTGGCTCCAAGAGGCGACCGCCGAGGGCCGCCATCGCACCAGCGACACCATGAGACGGGGCCTTCTGGTCCATCTTCTGTTGCAAGTCGCGTCCCGCATCGGCGTCGATGGCGAGCAGAAGGAAGATGAGCGCGGCCGTAAGCAGTTCCGCAAGGCCCAGCCCAATCTCACCGTCTTTGCCGAGGAAATCAAGGACGGCGCCTGGAACGCAGAGCAGGTACACGCCTTCGAGAAGGTGCTGGAATTCTCCAAGACCCTGTTCGACAACATGCCCGAGGATGAGACCATGCAGGCCGAGGTGGCCGGATCGGTCGGACCCGCCGATAATCCCCCAGAGACCAAGCCGGCCACCGCGGCCGGATAGCCGGAAGACCCAAGTTGTCCGTGAAAAGCCCCCGTTTCCAGGAGTGCGGGGGCTTTTCATTGGAATTGTGTGTTGACTTGGGGCTCGATTGCCGATATGACTTGTCCTATGCAACTGCTTCGACCAATCTCGCCATCACATAATCGCTCAGCACGGAGCAGTTGCATGATCCGCTGGGCGGTTTTTTGTTGGGGACCGATACGGCTGCCTCGTGGTCGATTGCCTCGTGAGAGCCGGGCGATCGGCTCGGTGAGCAAACCAACGGGGCGGCCGTCTCGTCTCCAAACGTACCCGGTTGCGGATTGCCCGCAGGTTGGGATCAATTACACTTTTGAATCCTGTTCCCGGCCCGCCCGCGTCTCTCCCCACCAGGAGCGCGGGCACTTTTTTGATGCAATTGGGGCAAGTCCCCGTTGAGATAGACCGCCCGCACGTCGCCACCGCGGCGTAGCGGGCCTTTGTATCGATGGAGTTGGGTAGGCGCTCGGCGCCTGTTCCGCTCCGAATTCCCGAAAGCCGAGACGAGAACAACCACAGGGCTGCGGAGTTTCGCTCCATCCGTCAAGACGGTGATGAGCCGTGGGCGAACGCCTAACTCCTAGGCGCCGATAGTGGAGGCAATTCGGAAGGCATAGCTTGGGTTAGGCGCCCCCCGCAAGGCAAGGGCGCTGCGAAGACCCCGGCACCGACCGAATCGCAGTTGGAGACAATGACCAAGCCCACGCGCCACATCAACATTTTGGAAATCCTCCCCCATTTGTGGTTCGAGAACGAGAACGGGGACCGGCAGATTCCGCCGGCTGAGATTCAGGATAACCCCGACGCCCTGGAAACCATCGGCGATGATAGTGGCGGCTTCATCTTCCAGCACGTCCTGGTCCACAGCGTCGTCGGCCACGACGTCGTTTGCAAAGTCCCTAAGACCGGCGAGATGCGCCTTGTACGGCGCGACTTTCTCCCGTTCGATCACACGCTGGTCGAGGGGTTGGTGCGCAAAGGCGACTTTGATCTGCGCTCGGCGATGCTCGTGGCGATCGAAGCCTGCGAGCGCTGTGTGATGGCCCTGCGGTTCCGCTACAGGCTGGGCCCGGGCTACGACTTTGATGATCCGCTGTTCGAGGGCAACCCCGCCCGTTGCCGCATCTGCTACGAGCCCGACCCGGATATCGAGCCGCCTGAATGGTTCGCGGCCGCTCGGGCGCTGATCGCGGCGGCGACGCCGGAAGAGGATGATGCGGCATGAATCTCTGCGGCAAACCAGCCGTCGTCAAAGTCCTGTGGCCCACCGGCAAACAGGTTCATTGTTGCGATGAGTGCTGCCGCGGGCTGAACAGGGTCGCCCAGTGTTTGGGTATGTCGCTCGTCGTGGTTGAACCGGATGATCCGGAGCGGACGTGCGAGCAGAAGATTCAGTTGACCCGAGCGCAGGAGCGCGCGGCCGAGGCGACGCCGCCGGAGGATGAGGCGCCATGAAACGATTGCTTCGGTGGATCACAAAGTTCCATTCGCGGCACTGCCAGCATCCACGGATGCTCGCAGATGTCTGTGAGGGGGACGCCCTTCCAACTCAAGTGCGGTGGTGTCCTGATTGTGGGGCCGTGCAGGTCGATGAGTCCCACATTCGTTTGCCGGGGGAACCTCCATGATGCGCCAGATCGTGGAATGGCTGCCGGCGGCGATCCCGTTCCTGGCGATCGGAATGCTGTGCTGGTACGCCCACAGGCAGAATAAGCGAACCAAATTGATCAGCCGGGGGAAGTACGAGTTCGTGGAACAGATGCGCAGGGGAGCAGGCAAGGCCGCGATCCCATGGCGCGGCTCGTGGGCGAAGTACCTTGAGGACGTCGACACCCAGGAGGCGTTACTGTTCTACCGGAAGCGAGGCGGTTGATGAGGTGGCCGCGATGGGAGAAAAGGACAGGCTTTGACAACAGCCCGCCGGCGAAAGCCGACGAGCCGGATTCTCAGTGAAAAGTCTCCAGCAAGGGCGGCATAGTATTTGGTGATTCCCGGCCGCTGATCAAAGGCTCCACGAAACCAAGGGAGCCGTGCGAACGAGCGAAACAGTGAAAGAAATAATGCTCGTCTATCAAACAACACGCTCATTCAGAACAAATTCTCTTCGAATGAGCCCTGTCGACAGGGGGTCCATGTGCGCCCAACGAACGCAAATCTTCGCAACGCGTCAACACAACTCGTCAACTTGAGAGGACAAAACTATGAACGGTGATCCACCGATCGATAACGCAACTGCGGCAGACGATCAGGCCGGACCCTTGTTGGAAAATCTGCTCGATGATTTACGCGATCGATTCATGGCGCTGTTCCCTGGCATGGATCTGGATTCGGTTGAGATCACGTACGCGATCGCCGAAGTTGCCCGCCGCATCGCCGTCGACATGCTCGAATCACCGGAATTCGCGCACCGCCTCGTCACGTTCATAAAGGCGTACAAACTCACCCTGTTCAGATCGCTCGAGTTCCAGGGAGCCTTCGAGACGAAGTTCGACGAAATGCTCCAGTACGACGAATTCAAAGCCCGAGTCGGCGAGATCGCATCGAACATGGTCGGGCAGAACACGTCGCTTCTACTGGAATCTGACGAGTTCCGCGCAAAGGTTTTAGAGATCGCCTGGCCTGATCTAAAAGAAGATCCATGCCACGACACCCTTGATCGACTTGCCAAAGCGGCTTTCCACACCGATCGCGCATTCTTTGAAGTGTTGGTGGAATCGGATGAATTCAAACGAGCCGTTCGATTCGAAGTTGACCGAGTAAGGGCCGGATCAATGAAGGCGCTCGATGACTTCAAGCCGACGCCCATCACCGATCCCGCCGACGTCAAGGATGACGAAGAGGATATGAAGCGCCTTAGAGTGGCTTCCAAGGCAATCCATGATGCCTGCGATGATCCCGCCGACGTCGAAGAGGAAATCATCGAGATCGACGAAGCTGGAAACGTCACGCCGGTCGAATCCACCGTCCACGCAAAGCCGGACGATACGAATCCAATGCCGATCGTCCGGTCGAAGAAGTGGGAATATCCCGGCGGCGTGAGCCGAGACGTCCCCTGAGCAGTGGATAAATATGCCATAAATAGCCCATACTTGTCCGCGCCGTCCGTCCGACTTCAATCTCGCGCAATTTCGCGGTGAAAAATTCAGCCTATCCAATCAAACGTCGCTTCGAAACCACGTTTGTCCAAAGGAACGTAATGAGTGAATTCTGGACCGCAGCCGCCATTACCGCAGGACTGGTATTTTTCGCGAGAATAGTGGTGATCCTGATTCGAAGGCCGCGGACTTGGAAGAGGGGCGTACGATCACCGCCACCGTAGCTCAGTCGGACAGAGCGCGGTCCCCTAAACCGTAGGTCGCAGGTTCGAATCCTGCCGGTGGCGTTTCTGTTTTTTTCTAATTCATGCTCGGGGACGTTACAGAGGGCTGACCATGATGAAACTCAATGAAGCCAAAGAGAGCATCATTCGGAAATGGGATTGGTCCAACAACACAGACTACGGCCCGATCGGAGCAATAGTGCTAGGTCTCTTGCTCGCGCCAGTTCTTCTTGTGATCGGATATTTCTTTATTGATTTTCTCGCTCGTATCGTGAAGTGAAAATAGGCTCGCTCACGCCGAAGAGGGGGGGGCAATAGCCAATACACCTCATCAACCTCCCGATCGCGCCCGCGGGGGGGAGCCCCCTGCCGGTTTCCGGCCATCTTCGCGCGCACCCGCGCACGTCCGCCCACCCGCGCACCCGCGCGCCCGCGAAATAACCCGCGCCCGCCCGCGTTTCCTTGCCCGAGACCAATCCGGCCGATATCGTGTTCCATGAGCAACAGTCGAATGGTGGGTGCCTCGATCGCCGATGCCGACCGCTTCGGCCGGTTGACCGACCTTGAACGGAAGCGGATCGCCGACGCGCTCACCTACGCCCGATCCGAACCGGCGCGGTTGCGCCCCTGGCTGAACGACGCCGAAGCGGCCACGTTGGACATGATGCGCCGCCTCCGCGCCGCCCATCACGACGCGGCGCCATCCGTGAGTCGGCTCGCGGAATACCTCGGTTGGACCCGTGATGCGGTCGTGGAACAGCTCGAAATGCTCCGGCACAAGGGATTCATTCGACGCGCCGAAGACTGTTCGATCTACCTCGAAACCGCCGAAGCTGTGGCGTTTCGTTGCTGTATGCCGTTGCTGATGCTGATGTTGGACCTGGCCGACATGGACCCGCGAGACCTCGCCGCCGGCCGCGACGTCCTCGCCCGACACCACGCAAATGCCCTGGATATTGCCCGGACAATCGCCCTTCTTGTGCCGCAAACGATGGTTACCGCGAACCAACGAGCGACCGGGAGCCTCTTCCATCGGTACGTGATCCCCCAGCGGTCCTTGCGCAATAAACCAGCCCCCCAGCCTAATCCACGACAATCCTCGGCCTTAGCTGCCTGAGCCTCAATGGCCCTCAGACGGCCTAGGGAGCGGCTGTAGCGGGCTGCAATTCTGACGGCTGTATCTCTGGCCACAGGGCCGGGAGCGACGTAGACTCAGGCTCCGGGGCTGGGACGACCGATCAACGACGACAACATCAATCAGGAGACGAAGATCATGCAAACGAAGAAATACGCTTTCGCTGTCGTCATGTGGCTACTTTTCATCACGTTCATCACGGCGGCCAGTTTGGTCAGTGCCGGCGAAGCGCGATCGGATGGGTATAGCATCGGCCCGGCGGCTCGAGTGGTCGGGATCGCCGCGCACGGGGAGTTTGACGGCACCGGCTCGACGATCTACCGAGTGTGGAATGATGGGCTGGTCGAGGTGAACCGGGCGCGCTGCGACGGATGCGGCTGGGCCGGCTGGGTGATCGTGCCGGACGGCTGATTCACTGATGCACGGCTGATTCACCGTTGATTCATGATAATTGACGATCGGGCGGCGTTTCGCTGGTCGATAGGTTGTTCGGATGCAAGCCTCGGCCCCGGAGCATCCTCAACGGCGACGGCGAGCATTATCGCCACGCTTCGGATTGATCTGGAGCTGATCGCCTGTGAGGGTGCAAAGAGCGACGCGCCGGGAGCCGCTGCAAGGCTCGGCGCGTCGTTCGTCTAGACACGCCCGACAGGATGCGCGGCGGGCGACGATCTGTCAAATCGGGCGCGGCGAGCTGGGGCCCGGCAATCCCACGATACCCCAGGAAACCCCAAGGCGACGGGCGTCGCTGCTTGGCTGCATAGGTCCTGCATGGATAGCGCCTGAATGTGCATAGCGCGGTCGGCGGACCCACGAAACCCCCTGGTCATGGCCTGAGAATCCCGAGTCCCGGCGCGCACTCTAAATTGGATCAAATCCGACGCGAAATTGGATCAAATCGGCAAGTATGCGGGCGACTGGTGACCGCGCCACGAGCGCGGGGAAAAACTTTCCAATTCGGCCGACTTTGTGCTTGACACGGTGGGCGGTCGAGCCGATGATGACTGCGGATAGCTCACCGAACCCCGACCCGACAATCCAACCACGCAGGAGCATGAAACCATGAGCGGAACACGATTCCTCGACTTGCCCGATCTACCGGACAAGACGCACTACGATGATCCACCGGCCACGGCCCGCAAGCCGAAAATCTGCGCGGCTCTGGAGACGATGATCCAGATGGCCGAGGAGACTCGTACCGCAATGGCCCACGGCCTCGCCGGCCATATCGGCAAAATCGGCACCGTCACGTTCGCCCAGCCGGGCGGCCAGTTCGTCCTATCGGTTGAAGTAATCGACGTACGCCGAGTCTACAACCGGCTCGACTACCTCGTCTCGGTGCGAGACGCGAGCGACGACGATCCAAACGCCTCATGCGGCCAGGTCTGGATCGACGCCGCCCGATTCAATGAGCGCCGCGACGACTGACCATCCATCCGACACCGCCCCGGCGCCTGATCGCGCCGCGGGCGGTTTGCTTATTTGCTCACCACCGACACCACCCCATTGCGAAAGGATCGCAGAATGACCACGGAAGCGAGAACCCGCAAACCCCTGTCCGCAGCCGAGCGCAAGGCCCGCGCGGACCGTGCAGCCGAGCGCTGGGCGGCCGCACTGAACCGGGCCGTATCCGGCCAGAGCTTGGCAAACTACGGTCTAATCTTCGACGGCTTCATGGCCCAAGGCATCGGCGAAGATGAGATCGAACCCCGCGTGAACGTATTCACTTGGGGCGCTTGGAAGGCCAAGGGCCGGCAGCCTCGGCGCGACGAGCGCGAGAACTTCGTCACCGTCCAGACTTGGCGGCCGGTATTCGGCGACGTTGAACAGCGCGACGGATCGACCCGCAAGGGAAAGACCGGCATGGTGCCGACCACGGCCAAGGTCTTTCACGTCACGCAGACCGAGCCAATGGTAGCCGCGTGAGAATCGCGGCCTAACCCGGCGCGGTCGGGATCATCCGCTCGGCCGCGCCATTTGACCAACACCCCCAACCACGGAGTAACCACCACAATGACAACTGCAACAATGGAGCGCAACTGGACGAGCGTTGGCGCGGAGCACAACGGCACAGATTCTCAACGTGTCCGGCTGGCGGCTATGTTCGATCGGCTGGAATGGAAGCCGATCGTCGCCGGCGAACAAGTAGCGATGATGCCAGCGCTCGGCATCCGCGCTGCCATCGACGAGCTACGCATCCCCAAGGCATCGCACTACGCGATCAGCAACGAAATGGCGCCGTATGGCTTGTACGGAATCTGGGGCCACTACAAGAACGGATGCGCCGAGGTCTACGTCTGCGATGAGGGTACGCGGCTGGTCGTGCTGGCCTCAGACTTCCATCCGAATAATGACGGGGGTGCGACATGACCCCGGACGTAAAGTACGCAATCGACGCTGACAAGATCGCCAAAGCGATCTTGGCGATGGTTCCGGACCTTGGACCGTCCTATGAGGGCGCTTTGGCATTCGGAATGCTGCCAGCGCCGCTCATGGAATTGTTGGATCAGCAGTTGACCCGCAAGGCCGAAGAAATCATCGACGCCAAATATGGGCGAGTCGATCCGGCGAAATACCCCAGCATCGCGGGATTCTGGCTGCCGGCGCGAGCCAAGTTCATCAAGGATTTTGTGCGCGAGTGCTCCAAGCTGGTTTCGACCGCCATGTATCGCCACGCTGATATGGTCGTTTGACCGACACCCCCCAGCGCCCAGCTTCCCGCCCGGCGCTGACTTGCACCCTCATCCTAACCCACGGAGGTATCAGTTATGGCAACACCCCTACATGCTCATCCAAGTGACGGCAGCTTCTACCCGGATTGTCCCCGTTGTCGCATGGAACGCGCCGCACCGGAACTGCTGGACGCCTGCAAGCTCGCTGTGAGAAACACCGAAAGAGCGATCGGCGATCCGACTATGTTTCTACCGATCCGTTACGCCGCTCAAGCCGCCGTCGCCAAGGCCGAAGCGCCCGACGCCGGCGAAACAACGCCGGCCACACCGCCCGCGCCGGAACCGTTCGAAGGCAACGCGCCAGACAAATCGGACCTACTAGCAGCAGCCGAGGAAGTGATGCACTGTATCGAGACGATGGATGATCCCAAGGGCCATCTTATCGACACCGACGACAATCCCGGCGAACGGCTGCGTAAGGTCATTGCGCGACATCGGCTTTATGAAGCGCGGCCGGAAGTGCGAGAGTGGCTTGACGATACGGGCGTCCGGGTTCGCAAGGTCCTGATCGCACAGTTCGGCAGCTTCCCGCCATTCACGCTACACGTCGGGGACTCTAACCTTGAGGCACGGCCCGAATCTATCGGAAACGACGCCAACGGCGGCGTTGGCAAGATGGAAGCAACTTGACCACCTACCAAATCATCGCCGAGGAACCGTTTGCCATCACGCGCAAGCTATACAACCGTCTCGGAACGTACATGCAGCAAGCGAGCGTGACGTTGCCCGCAGGCCGAGTGGTCGGCAACTGGCCGACTCAATTCTTGGCCGACCGCCACGCGGCGAAGATGCGCAAGCGCTATCAGCAACGGTTCACCGTGCGCTCAAGCGACAAGTCCTACAAGCCAAGGATTCACACCCAATGAATAACGCAGACTTTATAGCGCAACAGCACCACGCCTACCGCACACACATTTCAACCACCGCCGACTCGATGGAACAACTGCGCGCGACCGACGTTGATCGGCTGGTGATTGAATTGCCCAAGGCGTTTGCATCGGCGAGTTTTCTGCGCTGGCTGCTCACACATGACGATCTATCGAAGCGCGCACGCGCGGAAGCGACGGCGTTGTTGGCTTTCGCCGAACATTGACTCTAACCCAGGAGACTATGACCAATGACGACCGAGACGACGACACACAGCGAGATCGGCAAGCAACTTGAACGATTGACAAACCATCGCCGGCGCGTGCAAGAGATTGACCACGTGCTGCGCTGGGTTGATGAACGCAAACGCGGGCTATCATCAGCGAACGAGATCACATGCAACGCCGAGTTTCGGCGCAAGCATACTTCCACCAAGCCGAACCAATATTCCCAAATTGCCAAGTTGCCGCCAAGCATGTACCCGGCAGTGTTGCTGTTGGCCAAGGATCACTGGGCTGGCATGATTCTGCCGCTGGAAGCATGGCTCGACGCGCGCAAGATTGAACACGTGGAATCGGCGAAGCCTGACTGAATCTCCTCCGTGGACGGCGCAGGGGTGCGCCGATGATCGGGGCGCGAAAGCGCCTCGGTCGTTTTTCTCTGTTTCCCTCATGGCTTGACAACATGGAGCAACAACAATGACCAATGCAACCGCGACGGAACCCCTAGCCGACGTGCAGGAAGGGGATAGCGTTATCCGGGAACGTTCCGATCCCCCCTTTACGACATTAGATCACGTAACACGGAGAACGACTCAACTGTTCTGGATAGGCCCCGTCAGCTACCGATTTACGGGACTCCCAGCAAATAACAAATGGGCGCACCATGTGATACGACTTCCCAAGCCTGGCGAGGTTCTTGGGTTGCAAGTTGCCCAACGGGAGAAGGCCCGGCAGCGCACCGAATCCGGCAAACAGTACAGCCGCAAGCGCGAACGCTACATCGCCCTGATCTACGCCGCGGCGCGGGCCGGCGAACGTGACACATTCATCGACTTGCTCGGCCATTGGGAAACCGGGAATTGGGATGATGACCTTGACAGGATCGACGCCGCAAACCAATCGGAAGGATGACACGATGGAAAGCTACACGTTTCGATGCGTGAACGACGATTGTGAATATCACGACATGCCGATCAGCGGCATCACAATGCAGAAAGTCATCGACGATGGCGGGCCGATCTGCGGGCTGTGCGGGGATGACCTTGAGCTTGTCGGTCCGGATCATGGGTTCGAGGCTGACCAAGTTGGACTCAGGGCGGCCGAGCGAGACGAGCGACGCAACCGGCCAACCGCCTACGGCCCGGTGCCGGGGCCGCCGGTCAATCCCCGCGATGCCCACCCGGCTTCGTGAGCGCGCGCTCTTTTGCGGCCAATTCAACCGGCCCTTGCAACCGCTGAATCGAACGCATCAGTTCGTCAGAGACGTCGCTGTGCCATTGCTTCGACATGCGGGCGTGGTTGCGCTCGATCGAAGCGAACATGATCCTGAGCTTGCGGAGCTTGCCGGCGAGCAGCGGGGGAACGGCCATCGCTTATCTCTTTCGCCGCCGCTTCATGCGATGACGCTTGGCGGCATGGGCTGAGTTGCGGATTCGCGCCGATGCCGCGGCTGCCCCCTTGGTATCCGATTCGCCGACCACGCGCCCGCCTGCTCGCTCGACGATCTTCCACGGCTTGCCGCGCTCGTTGCCTCGCTTGGCTCGAACCATCACTGGCATACGGTGAATGTCGGTCCGCGCGACAGGAAAATCTGAAAAAGGCGAAAATCGTGCCCTGGCGCTTCAAGGGCCGGGACGGATCGAGCCGATGGAGGGGAGCGGAAAAAGTTTCCACTTGACAGCCAACGTGGAATCTGCTACCCTCCCATTGCTCACCGAAATCTCCAAAACTCATCAACGCAGGAGCATAAGATGACAGCCAAACAGCCCTGGTTCACAGTGGATCGGGCAGGTCTCGCAAAAATCGTGGCTGACAGGGGCAAGGGAGCGGTGATCGCCATCGGCCCGGTTGAGATTGGAGTTGCCAAGACGTGACCAATTTCACGACCATCGTCATCGGCCGGACCCACCTCAAGCCACGGCTGGAAATCTATCTCGACGGCGAGATCATCGGGCTCATCGACGTGGAGCCGCGCGGCAGCCACCAGACTCGGCTGCGTATCTCATCGGCGCCGGCGCTTCGCTTCGTGCGGGCCGAGATCGACCGCGAGCGCAAAGATCGGATCATATTTCCCGAGCGTCCCAAGGGGTAGCCTATGTTCTGTTGTAAATGCAACAAGCCTTTTCCTGGCGAATGTACGTGCTCTGATCGCGATGAGCGGTTGGCGGATATCAGAAAAAGTCCACACATTGCTTTGCGTATCTGTCAAGCCTGTGGGCGACACGCTGATCTATGCCAGTGTGCTGATGGTCCCACAACACGTTTGGAAGTCAGAAAGCCATGACCGGCCGCCCCGCAGCAGGTTGGGATCGCATCGACAGCCGGCCGGGCCGGTTCGTCCTGGCCATCGGCCGGGATCGCAAGCCCCGCATTCAGGACACCCACGGATGCGACGTGAGCCAGTGCAAGCTGGCGCGGTCGCTGTTCGACAAAGGCGAGTTTGTCCGCATGATCGACGTCAACCGATGGGGTTACGTCACGATGATAGAAGTTTCAGCCCAAGAACAGGAACCGACCCCAAATGTCCAGAATAATCAAACTTGAATCCGAGAACATTCTGTGCCTCAAGGCCATCAGCATCGTGCCGGATGGATCGCTCGTGAAGATCACGGGCCCCAATGACAGTGGAAAGACCGCCAACCTGAAATCGATCTGGATGACGCTCGGTGGCAAGAAGGAAATCCCCGACGATGCGATCCGCCAGGGCCAGGATAAAGGCTTTGTGCAACTCAACATCGGCGACAACGGCGAGGTCGAATGCACCGCGAGACTCAATCTGCGTCGGCGCGCCGATGGCACAATCAAAGCAGACGAGATCATCCTCAAGGATGCCAAGGGCCGTACCCAAGGCAGTCCTATGTCGCGGCTGCGAGACATGCTCGGCTTTGGCCGTGGGCAATTCGATCCACTTGCATTCGCTGGCGCCAACCCGGAAGCCCAGGTCGATATGCTCAAGACCGCGCTCGGTCTCGACTTCTCGGAGTTGGACGCTGAGTACGGCGACCAATATGAAGAGCGCACAATCATCAACCGCCAAGCCAAGGAGCTTGCGGCCAAGATCGGTGAAGCGGACCCCGACGTGCCAGCCAAGCGGGAAGATTCGGCGGCACTGGCCGAGGAATATAAGCAGGCGATGGCGGCCACCGAGTATAACCGGCAGCGCGAGGCGACAATCATAGCGGCTGAACAATCACATAATGCTTCATTGAAACGAGTCGAAGAACTAAACACGCAACTCGCTAACGCCACACGAGACTCGGCCACGGATTGGGAAGCCATCGTAGCAGCGGAGAAGGTGGAGCCACGAAATATCCCTAACGTCGAGGCCATTTCCGAGCGCATGAACAATGCCGACGCAATCAATGAGCGTGTGCGCGCCCATGAGCTTCGGCTTGAGAACGTCAAAGAGTTGGCCGATCTCAAAGCCAAGTCCGATGTGTTCACAACCAACCTGGCCACGATCAAGGCAACTCGGGACAAGATGATCGCCGATGCCGACTTCCCGATCAATGGCGTTGTGATCGAGGGCAACCAAATCCTCATCAACGACCATCCATTGGCGAACCAAGGCAGCTCGGCTCAGTTGCGTTTCGGCGCATTGCTCGTGATGAAGTCCGATCCGAAGCTGCGGATTCTCACGATGGACGAAGCGCTCGGCAAGCTCGATGATGAATCACTGGAAATGCTCGGCGTGTTGCTCGATGAGCATAACTTCCAGGGGTGGATCACCGGGCCGCGCACGGTCGGCGAAGGTTGCATCGAAATCCGGGACGGGGAGGTGATGGCAAAATGACTGCGTTATCAAATACACTCTTGATTGCCATTCACGAAGCCAAAGCCGCTATTGATCCAACCCAACCGATCGAGGTACAAGCCCGCGCCGCAATGAATGCTGTCAAGGATTTTTGGCTGACTACCGATGATGATCTGCGTTTCCGAGGCGCTATTGGCGGGCTCTTGCTTGCCAACGAAAAGAACGAAAGAATTACTAAGCAGATCACAACTGAGATCAAAATCTTGCGTGACCTAAACGCAATGATGACCGGAGTTTCCGTAGATACCTTACACATGATGCCGCCAAAAGATTTCGAGCCGATCGGGCTCGGGAAGTTATGGCTTGAGATAACACAATCGAAACGGGATGGGAAGTAGAGCCTAATGGGTGACGCAGCAGAAGCCATCGTGAACGGCGACGACTGCGAAGGGTGCGGCGAGTACATCGGACCCGGCCACGGCTATCCTCGCTTGTGTGCCGGGTGTGATCCCAAAGGCGGTGAAGCTACTCACATCCTTCATCCGCCCGAGCCCCGTCGTCGCGGCGGACAACGCCGTGCGCGACGCGCCGACGCCACGACAGAGTTTGACCGAGCCGCCCACCTTGCCGAGAACAACGGATTCCGTCTGCGCAAATGCTCCGATGCTCACTACCAGCTTGTTCATGTCGAGAAGGACTGGCTCCTGAATATCTATCCGGGCAACGGGCGTCTCTACAGCGATCCCCATCGCAAGCCGCCATACTTTGGGCTTGACCCCGGCTTCTCGCTGATTGAGGTTGTGCAACGAGCGATCGCACTTGATGGCCCCCTTTTGGAGACTCCCGCAGATGAATGAATGGCAACCGATTGAAACGGCACCGAAGGATGGGACCGCGATTCTATGTTGGGATGGCCACAACCGTGTCATCTGCCGTCGAGATAATGGACACTTCAACGTCATACATGACAGCGAAGATTATCACTGGAGTGAATACTCGCCCACCCACTGGCAGCCCTTACCCGCACCTCCAGAGACGACATGACCAAGCTCAACCCCGTCCATGCCGCCGCCCGCAAGCGCGTCGCTTGCCAAGTGAAAGCTCTCTATGGGATGCTGCGTGAGTCATGCTGTGGCAACACGTATCATTCGGGGTATCTCGGATCGGACGTAGGCGAAATCATCGGCATCAAGCGCTTCGGCAACAACATTCATATCACGATCGACAGTTTCGACGAACCGCCGGAGCGGTCGATACTCAGATTGCAACCCGTGAACATTCAGGAGAATTCACAATGAACACACTCCGAACCAGGGCGTCAGCGCTACCGCTGTTCTTCCTTTGTCCAGAATCCAGCCGCACCGAGGATGGCGCCGAGGGCGAAGTCATGCGGGTCGATTCCGCCGGCCCGCTTGCGGCGCTTGGCAACGCCGTTCACGAATATGCGGCAGCTTGGGTCTACGGCGACGAGCTGATAATCGAGAACATCGCCAAGAAATACGGCGTCGAAGAAGATGAGCTATCGCCGCTGTGCGGCGCTGCGCGCAATCGGTGGGGCAGCATCAAACAGTATTTCGCCGAATGTGAAGTGCTGATGACGGAACAACCGTTGCGCTTTGAATTGGAGGACGAACACACGGACCTGATCGTCACCGGCACGTCGGATATCGTCGGGGCCGAGGAAGAAATGCTCGCGGTCGGAGACTGGAAAAGCGGGTACCTCGATACCGATCACTTCCACCAGTTGATGGGGTACGCCTATGGCGCTTGGAAAAATTGGGGCGGTCCTAAGACCAAGGGCGTGACGATGTTCACGATCATGCTGCGGAGCTACGATGTTGATATCGTCCGTGTCACAGTTGCCGAGCTAGAGGATTGGGCGGCGGTCATGCTCAAGCGAGCGCGTGACGGTTTCGGCACATTCCATCCGGGAACGCACTGCGCCCATTGCCCCCGAGCGATGGACTGTCCAGGCAAGATCGCACATGACTCGGCGATGATGGTGTCACTCGGCCAGATCGACGAGACGGTTCCGTCCGTCGCCAACTGGACGGAAGAGAACCACCTTGCATTTGGCCCGTCCGTCGTTGAAGCCCTGCGCCAGATCAAATACTGGACCGGGAAGATGGACGCGATCAAGAAGTTCGTGAAGGAAAAGGTGATGGAGTTTGGCCCGCTCGCCGATGGCAAAGGTCGAGCCTACAAGATCATCGAGCAGAAGCGGCGATCACTCAAATCCAGCGCCCGTACTGTGTTGCTCGAACATCTGGGCGATCGACTTGACGAAGCGATCAAGTACAATCTGTCGGCGGCCGAGAAGATCGTCATGGAAGATGCGCCGCAGGGCACGACAAAGAAAGCGGCCAAAGAGGCCCTGTTGGCCGATCTTGAAAGTATCGACGCCATCGCCGTGAAGGCCACCGGGTCGTTGCGTGAAGGCAAGGAATAAACCAACCACCACCAACCGAGACGAAAGGTTCACACGATGACGAATGACACGAAAGTCCTTGCCGAACAAAGCAAGGCGGATAAGATCGCGGCCGACCGCGCGAAGATGGAACAGACAATGACCGACAGTTTGGTCAAGCTGTTGCCGAGACAAGTTGACCCCACCCGATTCACAGCTTTCGCACTCGCGATCCTGCGCAGTACCGAACTGCGCGATTGCACTGAAAAATCGAAGCTGCTTGCGCTGAGCGATTGTGCCAAGATGGGATTGTTCCCGGATCGCAATCTCGGCCACGTCTATCTCATTCCGTTCAACAACAAATCCATAGTAAACGGCAAAACTGAGTGGCACAAAGAAGTCACGGTGATCGCCGGCTATCAAGGCATGATCGAGTTGGCGCGCCGCTCTGGATTTATCACGACGATCCATACTGGCCTTGTGTGCGAAGGCGACGAGTTCTCCTATTGGACCGACGAGGAAGGCCCGCATCTGCGCCACGTTCCTACGGATGACCCGGACGATGAAAAGATCGAGAAGGTCTACTGTGTTGCAACGCTCGCGGCTGGCGGCCGGCAAATCGAAGTGATGACGATTGCCCAAGTCGAGAAGGTCCGACAATCCTCGAAGACCAAAGACAAAGGCCCGTGGAAAACTGATTATCCCATGATGGTCCGCAAGACGGTCGTTCGCCGGGCCCGCAAGTATTGGCCGCAGTCTCCCGAGCTTGCTCGACTTGGCGCCCTTGATGATGTGGCCGATGGAATGTACGAGCGCAAACACGTGGACAACATCGCCGCCGGTGCGCTGGCGAGCGCTCCGACGGGACGGCTCGATACGAAGCCAGAGCCCACGCCGCCGCCGGTTGACGATCAATGGGGGGGCAAGGAACCCCAGGGCGACGAGCAGACCACGCCGACTGAGCCCAAACCGCAGACCCAACCCGCTGCGAAGACCGAAGAAACCAAAACGAGCGCTCCGACGAAAGAAAAAGCCCCGGCTGGGTCGAGCGCGGAGCCAGCGACGGCAGAAGCCGACGCTATACCCACCAGCGCCGATGGTCGCCAGCAATGGCTAGCGCGTCTGGCGATGACGTCGGCGGGCTGGGACGATGAGCAGATGGCCACGGCAATCATACGGCGTTGGCTATTGACCAATCAGGTCGCGCCGAGCCAACTGAACAAGGACGCCATCTTCAATCCGACCCGAGAGCAGATCGAGAAGATCGACTGGAAGCCGGCGTTCGATGAATGGGCGAGCGAGGCTGAGAAGGCTGCTGCAAAGGAAGGGGCATCTACCCAATGACCGGGCAGACACAGACAACCGAGCAAGAGCAAGGGGAGTGTGTGCTCGTCTACGACGATGACAAATTGTTGATGCTGTCGCTCAAGCACCTGCACATTGTCCGTGTCAATTTGACCGGCGGCTATGCAATAACCGAAGACGCGGCATCCGCCGCCATGCGCGACCCCGCCCGCGTCCTGAACATCTCGGCGTACCCGAAGGTGGTGGAGGCTTGCAGGGCGACGTTGGCCATTGCCGAGAGTCAACTCAGCGGACCCTACGGCACTACAGAGGCTATTGCACTCGCCCGCGCCGCTCTCGTCGACGTCCACCCCACCGAGGGAGCCAAGACGTGAGTGAGCGAGAACGCGAACTTGCTGAACAATTAGCCAATGCGGAACGTGACGGTGAGCGATTCTGTCACCGCATCGCCGAGCTGGAGGCCATCGTTGGGAACTGCGACAGAACACGAGACGGAGCCATTATTCAACCTCGCATGATCTTGTATGCCAAGACGTATGGTGGCAGAATCAGAGATGTTCAGGCGGTAATGCTCGTGAAAAACTACGAGGGATGTTATGTGGCAGCAGCTTCTTGCTACTCCACCCGTGCCGCCGCCGAGGGAGCCAAGACATGAGCGAGCAGACACTTGTAGAGAGATTGCAGACGACAGAAGCGCATGGGCAAGTAACACTCACGCCCGAGGAGATGGTGTCTTATGGGGCAAGTGTTCCGACAGCATTTGTTGACCACACGCCGCTTCTACGCGCTGCCGCCGACCGCATCGAGGAGCTAGAGGCCATCGTCGAGAAGCTGCCCAAGACTGCGGATGGGGTAATAGTTGTACCAGGGATGCAGGGCGTTTGGATTTCGCCACACCAGGTAACTGCTGGGATTCGTGAGTGTTTCGGCGGCTTGGAAGCTGAGTACGACGGAGACAACGGACCTGAACATATGCCGTTTGACCAGACATACTCCACCCGCGCCGCCGCCGAGGCTGCCAAGGGAGCCGAGGCCGGAAAGAAGTGATCCGCAACATGCCACCGTCTCCGGGGGAGACCTTGGAGGCGGTGTGCCTTCTTTTCCGGGCGCTGGATGAAACCCAAATCAATCGCATGTTCCAGGCCAATGCGCCAGGGGCACACAACCAAATCCGGACGATGGCCGCCGGCGCCCTCTACTACGTCGGGGCCGCCGACTACAACCTGGCCGCCGCGCTGCTGAACTTCACCAGTCGGCACAACGTCACAAAGTCGATCAATCGCTACCAAGACTTGCCGCGCGCTATTCGCGATCCGTGGGAAGAGACCGTGCGCGAGCTTGCCTACTTCTGGCGCAACGAACCCAACAAGGCCCAGCATAAGCGGGCCGGAGTCGTGGCGTGGAATCGCCTGCCCGAGATCGTGAAATGGGTGGCCGACAACCGATGGCAACGCAAGATTATTATCACGGGGCCAATGCTCACCCGGCTGCGCATGATCGGCGGTCTAGCGAAGTATGAACCGCCGGGCTGGGACTGCCCAATGTGCCGGAAGCTGGAACGCCGCGAGCTGCTCAATCGCAGTGTACTCTCCACTCGCAAACGCGCCCGCGCCATCCTATGCTACCGCATCAACGCCGCTGGCCGACGCATATTGGAACGATTGGATGCTGCTAAGCCGCAACGAAGTCGCACGGATGATCAAAGAGCAGATCGCCCGGACGCTGCTGCGGCCAACTGACACTCTCCAGCCAAATGGTGCTTTGGCCGCCGACGTGATTGTTGATCCCGATGGCGGCCTTGCCGCAAGCTCGGTCGGCCTTGCCATAGTGCTTGGCGCTGGCGACGAAACGGGACGCTTGGCTCCATTCGGTAGCCCCGCCCCGCATACAGGATTCCTCTATTGCGACGGATCGGCGGTCTCAAGAGCGACGTATTCTGCTCTATTCGCCAAGATTGGGACGACGTATGGCGCAGGCGATGGTGCAACGACGTTCAATCTTCCCGACGGTCGCGGCGTGGCGATCATAGGAGTTTCGTAGATGGCTGACATCCACGCGTTAGACGGCAACAATAAACAGTGGCGGCTGGTGATGCACTTCCCGGTCCCTGGCGGCGTCAACAGCGTCGGCGTTTCTTGGTCTGATGCGTTGGTGTTGCTGTCGACGATCAACACCGGATTGCCACCTCAGTCGATCCTGAACAATTCGACGACGGGCGATCCTGCGACCGCTGGCCCTGGTGAGATCAGCGACAATGCCAAAGCCGCACTCGCTGCTGGCACGTTGTTCGAGCATCAGAAGATGGTTCCCCTCGAAAGCAACGGTACATTGCCCGCCCAGCTTAGGGTTGCCGCCCGCAAGTTTTACCGGAACGAGAAAGCCGACCTCACCGACCAACTCAAGCAGAAGTTGAAGTACTTCGGCTATCAGGAGGCTGGCGCATGACTACCTCTACTCCGGTAATTACAGACGACACGCTGCTCCTGAGTCATCAACTTATCACGCATCCGGACAGTAAGTATGGGGCGCCACTGGACGTTGAGACGAAGTGGTGGGCTCTCATTGATATGTCGGCGGGATTTATAGAGGCTGCTGCTAACACAAATCCGGGCAAGTTTATTATTCAAACATCGGCACGATCGTCAGGTGATGAAGATTGGATAGATGCATATACAGCAGAGATTCCGGAAACGGGTACGCCTGCTGATGAAGCACTGACGAATACCGAAACATTGGGCACCAAGGTTCTGCGTGTTGCAGCAACGACCGGGTTTGCTGCTCTCAACGACATCTACATTCTAGATGCGTCGGTGTTGGCTGATAGCGAATGGGCGAAAGTTGAAACAATCGTCGCGGCGACCTCTATCGACATTACTGACGGCCTGACAACCGGAAAAGATAGTGCAGACACCATCTTCGGAAGTGCGTTCCGCGATTCGATTGGTCTTGATCTCAGATCGGTGAGTCGGATTCGTGCGATCTTCATGCACGAGGGAGTAGCTGGAGCAAATATGCACGTCAAGGTACAAATCTCAACCTTTGATTCGGTACTCAACGTCTGATGATCCAGGTCTACCAAGACATTGTTCAGCCGGTCGTTCGGTTCCCGTGGGAGTCGATGCGCGAGCATGAACCGTCGCGTGCGTTCGTTCAAGGGAGCACGCAATACTTCGAGCTTGCGACCTCTGTTTTGTCTGGGGTTCCATCGACCTTCTCTACATGGTTCAACGTCAATGACCTTACGAACGACCACATTCTTATGGCGTTAGCTAACTCAAGCGGCGCAACCGTGTTTTTTATTCTACGTGCCGCTGGTGGAATTGCTGGCGACCCCTTGCGTTTCACAGCCAGAAATGCCGGTACCGCTCGCCATGCCGATACAACGGTAGCCTTCAAGATGAATACCTGGCAGCATGCACTCGCTCGCGTCCGCAGTGCAACTGATCGGGACTGCCGCATAGATAACGGAAGTGAAGGCACAAGCACAGATGCTATTACCCCAGCGGGCATTGATACGATGTCGATTGGACGAGTTGGGGATTCTTCGCCCACCGGAAATATAGACGGACGCCTCTCCTGGCCGTGTTTCTGGAACGTCTATCTCACTGATGCGGAGGGCGGCGAACTCGCATCCGGTCGGCCCCCGTGGGAGGTTCGACCAGAATCTATTGTCGCTTGTCCAGACTTTAGAACGCTCTGGGACCCGTTCCTGAAACTGCAATTCCCGAGCTTCAATGGTCCCACAATCGCCAACCCCTACCGCGACTGGACACTGCCAGGCGACACGGCACAGTTCATTGATACACCTGTGGCGGCAGCAGCAGGCATACCGATATTACGACGACGAATGGAAGCCGCGTAATGCAAGGCATTCATCTACGAAAATACGGGGTCGAAACAACAATTGACTTCGAGTTATACGAAGTTGATGGCGTTGATCTTCGTGTCGATTGGGTTCCGCAAGCTGCCGATTGCGAAATAATGAAGGATGAAGGGGCCAGCACACAATGCGCGAACACAGCCACCGACGAAGGTTCGACTTATTCAATCGTGCTGACCGCGACCGAAATGGAGGCTGCTCGGCATATTCTCAAGATTGTGGATTCGGCAACCGGGAAGGTCTTTCTCGATAAGGTCATCAGTATTGAAACCTATGGCCATGCGAGCGCGCAGCACGCCTTCGATCTGAATACGGCGACACAGGATGTCAATGCCATCCAGATTTCCGGCAGTGCCACGGCCGCCGACAATCTAGAGACGCTTTACGATGGCGTGGAAGGATTCTACGGAGCCTACGCAGGCCCGCGAGGCCCTGGCGTCTATCTCAATGATGCGGCCGGGAACACCAATACGGTCAACGGCGTTGACGGCACTCTGGCGAATCCCGTCTCCACGATCGCTGCGGCAAAAACCATCGCGGAGAGCCTCTTCAACAAACCTCGTATCTATCTCATCAACAATTCAGACGCGATTCTGGCCGCGGCGATGCCAGACTATGAGTTCGTCGGCATCGGTGAGATGATGGCGAACACAATCGACCTTGGTTCGCGGGACGTTGACCATAGCCATTTCTTCAACGTATTGATTACCGGTGCCCAGGGTGGTACGCAGCGCTTCCAGGCTACCGGCTGTGTTCTTTTCGCGATTACCGGGATGGAGATAACGGCGTTAGCGTGTCTAATTGCCGATAACACCAGCCTCGTATTGCGTAATGACTGTGCCTTTGACTCTTGCTTCTCGGCAGTTGCCGGCGGCAGCACTCCCACTTTGAACATCAACTCCGTTGCGAATGTCAACGTCTACTTCCGGCATCATTCAGGTGGCATGCAAATTGACAATGCCGTTGCGACAACTGTCATCTCGTATGATTGTCCGGCTGGACAGCTTGTCATCGGCGCGACCTGCACGGACTTGACAATCGTTCCACGTGGCAATCTATCGCTTACGGATAACGGCACGTCAACAAATCTGGACCCGGACGCCGTGATGAACCGGACGAACGTGAACGCGGAGGTTGCCGACGTTCTAAATACGGACGCCCAGCCCGAAGTAACTGCTGTCCCAGCTGCCAATGCCTCCTTGAGCGCCAAAGTCAATTGGATGTTCGCACAGGCGCGCAACAAGGGCCTGCAAACGAGCACCACCAAGACGTTGAGAAACGATGCAGACGATGCGGACATCGCCACGTCGGCTATCTCCAGCGATGGAACTACATTCACACGGAACAAATGGATCTAAGAGATGGCTGACAACACTACACTTCCCGGCACTGGCGATGTATACGCTTCCGATGATCGAGGCGGTGTGAAGTTTCAGAAGGTTGTGGTTGAGTCGGAACTTGGTAGCCCGTCCGTCGATGCCTTCCATCGGTGGCGCGTTAGCAACCCGACGACATTATTCGATTCCAAGCTGATCAACCTCGATAATGCGCCCTTGTTCTGGGACGAACAACTTGATTCCGGCACGATGGCGACAACGACTCCGACCGCCGCTAAGCCGTACATCGACTTTACCAGTTCAAATGGAGTGGCGGGGCAGCGCACCCGTCAAACGTTCCGTCGGTTCAATTACCAACCGGGCAAATCTCAACTTATTCAGATGACCGGGGTCTTAGAACTCGCCAGCGGCGTGAAGACCGGGTGCGAGAGACGGATCGGCTATTTCGACGACGACAATGGGGCTTTCTTTGAAAGCGATGCTGGCACCATCGGTGTGACGGTACGAACGAACGATTCCGGCTCCCCGGTAGATACTACAGTCGCGCAGGCCAATTGGAATCTTGATACTATGGACGGCGGCGATGATTCCGCCAACCCAAGCGGAGATACGGTCGATTGGACCAAGGCCCAGATTTTCGTCATCGACTTCCAATGGTTATCTGTCGGACGTGTAAGATTCGGTGTCGAACTCGGCGGGCATCTGCATTATGTCCATGAGGTCGTGCAAGCAAATACCGCTGCGATTCCGTGGGCCTCTACACCCAACTTGCCGCTACGTTACCAGATCATTGCAACAACGGATTCTGGTGTATGCTCCATGCGCTGTATTTGCGCGGCGGTCACTTCCGAGGGAGGCACGGACGACATCGGCATAGTCCGGTATCGTTCAACAGCAGGGGCCGGGGTCACTACCGACGCAGAAAATTCGCTTTTTGCCGTTGTTGGTATCAGACTTAAATCAACTCATATCGGCACAACCATCAAGATGCTCACGGCGGCGATTCAGGTGCACACGGCGAACGAGTTTCTGGAATGGGTTCTGCTGTTCAACGCCACCGTGGCGGGCACGTTCACCTATGGCGATCTCACGAACAGTGCTATGCAGACGGCTCTTGGGGCTACGGCGAATACGGTAACGGGCGGCACCGAGATCGGGGGTGGATACGTCGAGACGGGTGGTGGGCAAAGCGCGCAGGGGTCAGGTGGTGGCGATTTGGATAATGCCTTGATGCTCGGTGTTGCTATTGACGGAACCACTTTGGATACCATTGTTCTGGCTGTGCGTCCAATCGGCGGTGTGTCGGCGGCGATTGTGGAGGGGTCATTAACTTGGCGTGAGATCAGTTAATGCCGCTGATCCCTCTATTCATTCAGAATGAAGTCGATGCGGGCGACGCCGATCTCTTGTCTGCGTTCAACTTCTGCAACCCCTTCGATCACATCCTCCCATTCGCGGACGGTATCGTCTCAGACCTGGACATGCAGCACTTGTGGGGGATGTCAACGGCAATCGCAGCGGAGATCGTCGGGGCTCCTGGGGCCCTGGCCCCGAATCTGGCATATTGGTTCATCAAGACCTGACAGGAAATTCACAGGAAGCCCGACCGCTTGCGAAGGGCCGGGCCGGCTGGTAGATTGCCCCCGTGACACGGAATCGTCACTGATCGGCACGGACGCCGTGAGGCGGCGGCCGGGGAAATTCTCCTCCTCCCGATCGTCGCTTTTCAGAGCTGATCGAGAATCTTTGTTGACGGACTGGCGATCGAGCCGAATGAGCTTATAATGACCCGGCGATCTGATTCATCTTGTCCCCCACAGCCGCCCACGCGCCACCTTGCCGGGTCATCGCGTCGGCGGTTTTTTCATGCGCAGACATAGGGCCAGGATGCCCAACCCTCGCTCAGTAGGGATAGCCTGTGAGACAGACAACTGAGCCGCCGATGATCTTGGCGTCGTTTGGATCAGTCTTGTTTTGAGGCCATGTCTTGAGTCGCCAGCACCCCTACCTGGCGCTCCGCCACCTGGCGGAAGCTCAGCGATCCCCTTGAAGCTGGAGTTCGCCTCACCTGAAATGGTTTGATGTGGATCGTGGGTGCGTCTGCCCGGCTCCGCCGTTTGCAGAATCGCGAACTCACCCTTAGAAAGCTGGGGGTGAATGCGCCAACCCTCACCACCGTTGCAGAGCGCCAAGAAAGATCGTTCAATGCAGAATAGGAAATCAAAAAAAGCGCAGCGCGTGTAGCGCCTTGTCTTACTCTTTCACTCTTTTCTTGAAAGGTCTTTGTCGTGACGAACATCTATGTCGGGAATCTGAATTTCGAGACAAGCGAAACTGATTTGCGTGATCACTTTGCGCAATACGGTGAAGTGAAGTCGGTCAAGATCATCACGGATCGCGAAACCGGAAAGCCGCGCGGCTTCGCTTTCGTGGAAATGCCCAACGGCAGCGAAGGGCAAGCGGCCATCGACGAACTCGACGGCGTTGCGTTGAATGGTCGCGAACTGAAAGTCAACACGGCCAATCCTCGGAGGGATTGATCTGACGTTTTCCTGTCGGCCGGCGTGGGGCGTGTGTGGCGTCCCCGCCGGCTTTGGAGATGAGCGATGGCTGACCCAACACCAGTAGCGATGAGACTGGCCGAAGTTTCACTTGATGCGTCATTGAACGAACACGTCCTTGACATCGACGAGGACGGGAAAGTAACAAGGGTAGATCAACTTGCCATTGCCCATGCCCTCGACGACGCTGGGGTGAGAGAGGCGGTGAGCATGTTAGATCATTGTATCCGCAGTTGCATGGCTCTTGGCTCGACATTTGACGGTCCAGGGAAACGCTTTGCGGCAGCAATGCAGCAAGACCTCAGCTATACCCTCTCCGCCCTCACCGGGACACAGGAGACAAGTGATGGGGATTGATCACTGGACATGGGTTCATTGGTTCGTGGTTTTCTTCCTTACCTTCTCAGGTTTGTCCATCATCTGCGTGTACTTGCTTATGGGACAAACATACAGAGGACGACGTGATGACTGACCTCACCACCCTTTCGGAGACAAGCAATGAATGAGAATGACCAGCCCGCCCCGACCAGCAAGAGTATCCGCCTCATGTATTGGATATTGGACGCCCCACCGGAGATCACGGCGATAGCTGAAGCCCTCGACTTCGATCGCATCGGCTTCGTGCGGCCATCTTTGTATACCAAGTGGAACCCGAAGCGATTCGACGTAGAGTGGGCCCAGCAAAACTTGGAAAAGATCACGGCCGCGCTGGAGGGTGGGGAATGGATGGTTACGGACCTGGAGGGAGAACCACGGCGGAGAGTTCGGTACCCAGACGAGTATGACGACGAGCCCGGCGAAGTGCGGCGGGCCGTCAAAGAATACCTGACAATGTGGAAATGGTTTCGCAGCCACTTCCCCAACCTCAAGTTGTCGGAATGGAATCTATCGCCGGGCGTTGATAGCGATCGGTTTCCGCTCGCCGAAAAGCTGGTGCTCAGTTCACTCGACGCCATCGATATCTCGCTCTATTGGCGTCATCGCCCAGGTTGGCTCAACGGCCACCGGAAAGTGGTCGCACACGCCGTCGAACTCGGGCGCGCCCACAACAAGCCGGTCATCGTCTGGGTGTGGGAGCGGTACCTGGTTTGGAATGACGATCACACCGTCGCGGTGTACACGCCGGTCCCCCGCGAGGCGATCGATCAGATGATCGGCCTGGCGATGACTGATGGCGTTGACATCGTCGCGCTATGGAGTAACACCTACGCGATCCTCGCCGCGAACAACCCGAGGAAGATCATCGCCGAGACGGCCGGGCGTGATGCCGGCGACGATCCGCTGCCTGAGATCAACGCGAACAAGGTACGTCTTATGGCAGAGATGCGCCTACAGGCAGGCGCGGGATGAAAATGATGAGTTGAACAAGGAGCAATTCGGTGGTTGACATGGCAACAGCAACGAAGCGAGCCTGCTGCGACAGGCCACTGATCCCAACGATGAAGTTCAGCGGCGCCGAGTATTACTGCCGGACATGTAGGAATACCTACGGCATGATGGTCTGTCCCGAAGAAGTCGAGATGACAACCGAGATGCAAGCGCTGTTCGACGCCGACGTCAAGTGGTTCCGCGGCGCGTCGAAGGACTGCATACCCAGGGGTGCGCGGTATGGTGATTGTGACCAGTGCCAGCAGCATAACTGCGATGAGCCACACTCGGACCATGCAGCCACGGACGCCCTTGAAAAGTCGGGCAGAGCATACGAGGCCTTGCTGGGATGATGTATGTCGGATGACTCAATGGAAGAGCGAGAAGGCTGGTCGGCCGCGATGGCCGCCTGGGAGGATTGGAAGGGCGGCGGCTATTCGACCTACGACGCGAGCATCATCGAGAGTTTATGCCTTTCTCTTGACGAGAAGCCCGTCGTGGTCGATGGCCGACCGCTGAATACATGTTCGGTGATCCAGGAGTCGATCCAGGTCGCCATTGATTGCCGTGCCAAGTTTCGCACGGCGAAAGGAGCGTTAGCGTATGCCAGAAAAGTCATCGAGACCGCCCGAGACGAACGGCGCCACCCAGCAGATCGGCCCGGAGCCGGAGCTTATAGCAAGCGACCGAGAAGTCGAACCGACGAACGCAGGAAACTTGGCCGACCCGATACGCCAGATCAGCGCCGGCGCCCGCCAAAATTCTGAGCGCGCCGCCAGGGAGTTTGAACTACAACAAGCGCATCGGAAGCGACAAAAAACTGAGAGCCGCAAACGTGACTTGTGGCTGGCTGCGGAGGTGCCCCAGCGGTTCGCTAAAATGCCAAACTTCACGCGCGAACAATTGACGGCTTGTGAACGCATCATCGACTCGTTTGGGACCGGCGCGATTTGGGCCTTGCTTGGAGAGTGGGGCACCGGCAAGACTCAAATGGCCGCGTTCCTGATCCTCGTGGCCTGCAAGAATCTCCGGTCGGCCCGATTCACCACGGCGATCGAGTTCTTCGTTCGCCTGCGGAGCCCATACTGCGACGGCTCCAGCCACACCGACGAGGCCGCCATCATCCGTCAGTTCACCGAATACGACCTGCTCGTTATCGACGATGCGCACGTCCGGGCCGAGTCAGACTTCGAGAACCGCTTATTGCATCACGTGATCGACAAGCGCCACGTGTCGATGCGCGAGACGATCTTGACGTCGAACCAATCCGAGGCGGTCTTTTGCGACACGATCGGGGGCGCGGTCATTGATCGGATGTGCGCCGCCGGCGGGGTGATTGAGTGCAACTGGTCGAGCTTTCGGGGGAAGGAAGAGGTGTCCGATGGGTGTGCTTGAACGTCAAGCAATTCTCGCTGCCATTGATAATGAAATCCTGCTGACGAGAAGGCAGAAGAAGGAACTTCGTCAATGGGCCAATGGTATCTTGATGCAAGTTGAGGCCGCAATTGGTATGCAGGTGATTCTGTGCGCAAGGCTGAATCGAAAAGTAGAGCGTGAGGAACGCGAGGCATGAGCGGCACCGGCACACGTCTATCGCTCGCCCAGGCGGAAATCATGGCCGCCGCGATCATCGAACAGATCGACGGCGAAGCGTACATCGTCGGTTCGATCCGCCGCAGAAAGCCCGAAGTCGGCGACATCGAAATCTTGGTCCACCGTGATGCAAAGATCAGTCTCGACGTCGGCGTTGGCCCTATGTTCCCCGGCGAGTATGAGACGTTGAAGGGCGGTCCGCACAAAACGGCGTCGGCGCCCTGGCGGTACTGGCAGCTTCGGCAGCGCAAGAGCGGCATCCACGTTGATCTGTTCCGCTTCGACGACTACAACCGGGGCAGCATGATGCTGATCCGAACGGGACCAGCGGATTTCTCGCGTCGATTCGTGATGGTATTGCGGGATCACAATATGCGTCACGATGATGGGTACATCATTGAGATCGACAGTGATGACACCGTGCCTTGCCCGACCGAAGAATCAGCGTTCATCCTTGCGGGCCTTGACTACATCGAACCCGAGAAACGCCATTGACAGGAGACGAGCGATGGCACATTTGGACTTGCCCCGACTTGAAGAACTTGAGAATTACCCTGTTCGGCTGAAAGACGGCGAATTCCCGATACTTCTAAGCATGGCCAAGAAACAACTTCTACAGCCACCCGCCGATACTGCCCGCGATCACAGCGTCAAGACATTGCAGGTGGCGCTGCAAACCGAGATGGAGAATCTGCGCCAGTGCGCCGTGAAGCTGGCTGATTCAGATCGTCTCCGCAAACTGGCGGCAATGGACCTGGGTGCATCGGAAGCTCATTGCCAGTCGTTGATCCGTCGTCTGCAAGACTCGCTCGCCAAAGAAAAATCCATCCGTGAATGGCATGACGAGTTTAGAAGTGGAGTCGACGCCTGTATTGATCGTAAGGAATTAGGGCTCGGAGTCGCCCAGCACGTAACTCTGTTGCGATTGCAGGAAGCGCTCGACCCCGTAGTGCCTGTAGCTGCGCCTACCGAATGAGTTGGGAAGAACTCTATCGCATCCGGGTGTTCGGCGATCCGGTCGAGACGCCACGGCACCGGCACACCATCATGCCGACGGCGCAATTCGCTGAATGGCGAGAGTGCGACGATCCGGCTGCGTTAGGAACGAAGGAAGTCCTGAAACTGCTGTGGGTCCACACCTACGTTCCCAGCAAGGCCGACGCCTGGAAGCGCACTGTTCGATATCACGTCTTGCCATTCATGGCCAAGGCGTCGCCGATTGAAAGTCCGGTTCGCGTCGATATCGAATTCATCATGCCGCGACCCAAGGGCCACTACGGCACCGGCCGCAACGCCGGCAAGATCAAGGCATCATCGCCCTATCTGCACAGCGGCATCCCGGACAAAGACAATCTCGAAAAGGCGGTACTCGACGCGCTGAGTGCGACGCCGACCGTGACCAGGAGAAAACTTCCGCCGAAACACGCTAACGATCCGGTCTACAACTTTCCTGGGATTTGGCGGAATGACGGGCAGGTCTGCTCGGGCTTGGTCGAAAAGCGTTACCATCGAGACCTCGAAGAACCAGGGGCTATGATAGTGGTCTCGCGATGGGTCGAACAAACGGAATTGATCGGATGCTTCGGCGCAAGCAACTAAGAGGGCGACCGCCGAAGTAGCCCCTATGAAGAGCCGCGTTGTTCACTCAGCGCGGCTTTTCGAGTTGCGGACTCCGAATATCCGATTGACATACTTGAAAGGAACGCGAATGCCTAGGCAGAATAATAATTCCAAAGTAGATCGGTTAGCCCAACATATCCGGGGGATGCAACCGATCAATAATCTTCTCATGAACCTTGCCTCCGGTGGTCCGTGCGAGTTGATTGACGAAAAGCCATTCCAGGGTACGTCAACTCCGGAAGGCGATGCGTGTCGGATACGCGCGCGCGCGCGTTATCTTCTTGACGTACTAGATTGCGAACACGAACCGAACCGAACACCGAGTTGTTGCGAGGATGCAGCCCAAGCCTATTACGATGCCTGGGAAGCCTGTCCAGATTGAAGAACCCCCTCAACCATAATGGCAGATTTGTAAACACAGTGCTGGGCGTGACCGCGGTGCTGGTAACGATCGGCATCTGCGCCTCTGTTGGTATGGCCATCCGAATAGCGGGGCAGCTTGCGATGGTCGTAGCAAAGCTCGACGCACTAGAAATCTACTACGAGGACGCCAAGGCAACGATGGGGGCTCTGAGGATCGTGGTTGACCGAATCGGCGATAACCATAATGCGCTCAAGTTAGAGCTTGCCGAATTAGAATTTCGGCTTCGCGCGCTAGAACAAGGTCGCGATGAGAAACCTGAGTAGTGGCACTAGACCCTGAGATTGCACCAAAAAAAGAAGCGCGTGAAGGTATCTAAACGGAGATCGTCATGCCCCCTGTTGATTGGTCGATTATTTCTTCTCTCGGATCGGCGGGAGCGGCGGTCATTGTCGTGTTGATGTTCCTGCGTCATCTCAACTGTGAACGCAAGAGTTGTGATGAACGTGAGGCAAGGCGGCTTGAGGTAATCACGCAACTGAACGATAGTCACATTGCCCAATGTACCATGTGCATTGATCGTGTAGGCCAAACTGAAGTTCGTATGCTAGAGTGCATCGATCGCAATACAATCTCGGCTGATCGCAACACCGAAATGATGGGCCAGGCGCTTGCGGTCATGCGACAAATAAACGGAGCCAAGGGATGAACAGGATCATCACGTATACACTCATCACATTCTTCTCCATACTGTTGATGGTCGGCTGCGCCGATTTCTTCGCACCGGGACTGCGCGAGGCGACCGAACAGCTTGAAACCGACGTTGCGAACGTCGCCAGCGAACAGGGCGGCTTGACCCGGTTGATCAGCGAAGGACAGGAGCTATTGCAATCGAAGCTCGATGAGGCGAAAGCGAGTATCGAGACGATCAATTTCCGATCCGAGGAGGATCGCGCGGGCGCCGAGGCCCTGCTGGCGTCGCTTGAAACCAAGCTCGGAGATTTCAGTACCGCGGCCGGCGAGCGGGCGAGCGCACTGGACGGCAGGATCGGTGAACTGTTCGCCGACACACAGGCGGCGCGTGATGCGCTGGCCGCCGCCGATACGCCCGGCGCCGCGATCAGCGTCCTCGGCAAGATGCTGGTCCCGTTCCTTGGACCGTATGCGCCGGTTGGCGAAATCGCGCTCGCGCTTCTCGGGCTCGGTGGTACGGCCAGAGTTTCCAGCAGGCGCGCTAAAACAAGCGCCGCTACCGGCATTCTCGCCCCGATTGAGAAGGCCCGGATGAAACACCTTGAAGAAAAGCTCGCAATCGACGATCCGACTCGGAAGTTCATCGTGTTCGATTCCGCCGTCACCAAGCCCGTGTTTGATGCCAACGGCGCAAAGGCCATTATCGACAGTTTTAGCTGATGATTGCGGATTGCCCAAGGCTTTTCGCGACAAGGTGATGACGGGGAAATCCGAGGGCAATCCGCCACGGCGGAACCCGGGCCGAAAGGCCCATTCCCGTCTTTTCTTGAGGTGAGGTATCTGTAATGTCTCTCGAAACGCTTCAACCTGACGCAATTGGTCCTATCGATCAATGGACATTGGGGGCTGGCTCTAAGAAGCAGGTCGCGGTGCAGTTGCCGGATGATGATGATACGACTTATATTTCCGAGATGGTTGCGGGGCAAATTCAGGAATTTGAGGTTGACAATCCAAGCGATATCCTTTTCGCCGACACTATTTCGAGCGTCACCTTGCATTATCGGGCTCGGTTTGTCGCAGGGACTGCTGAGAGAGTGATCCCAGGATTGCGGGTTGGAGGCGGGACGCTAGACGAAGGCGCATCGCAGATTCTTACCGGATCGTATGTGAACTATAGCGATACCTTTGCGCTGAATCCGGATAGCGCCAACTGGTCGCTGGCAGACCTGAACAGTCTGAGAATTCGTGTGCGGTATGTCTCAGGGACAGCTCAGATCAGAGTGACGACGTTGCGGGCGGAGGTCCAATACACTCGCGCGAGCAAAAAATCCCAACACACCATGATGCTAGGAGTTGGATAAGATGGCGTACAATCAACCACTTCGAGGGTTCCCTTATGTGGTGATCCCATTCGATATCAGCCCGTCGACCGCAGGCGATACGGAGATCAAAGCAGTCGTCGCCAACAAGCATCTAGTTGTTGCGGGATTGCTGTTGGTCACGCATGGGGATGTTGTGGCCGCCTTTTATTCGGAGGATTCAAGCACGGGGGGCAATAGCATCAGCGGCGCCTTGACGGGCACACAGATTCACGGTGTTGTCGAGCGTGATCTTGAGTATGGACTCTTCTGGACCAAGAAGGGCGAAGCGCTGATCCTCAATCTCGATGCCAATGTCCGTTGCAGTGGCCGTGTACTGGTCGTCGAAGCTAACGACATGCCCCCAATTGTCGAGATATAACGAATAGGTAACGCATGACGACGTGGCTCGTATTAGGTTCGTCTGTTTCCGCACCCGCAGAGTATGAACGCGCTAAGCCGTTCGCCGATGTTATCATCACGTCGAACCGAGGCTTGAAGATCGAACCGAACCCCGATTGGTATTGGGTCAGTGACCACGTGGCCGTTGATCGTTATTTGCCTTTGATCGAACCATCGCTCGGTAACAAGACGAAGCTCGTGACAAATGACTTCGCAGTCCGAACGAGGCCACAACTCAAGCCGCTAGCGGACGTGATTCTCAATTATGACTACAAATACAACTGCAACTGGCATCCCGGTCGCTACGTGAATGCACGCGCTTCGGGGGGCATGATTTTACAATTTGCTGCAAACCACGATGCCGATCGTATCTTGATGGTTGGGATGAGCGGATATAGATCGAGACCAGGCCACATCGAAGTCGAATACTTTGATGGGGAGTTAGGAGTGATCAAATGTCAAGGGCTGATGAAAACCTATGGTCCGTTGGTCCAGAACGTCATTGACCGATCGTCCGGAATCACGTTCTTCTTCTTTGGGAAACCCAGTTATCCGTGGCGTGGAATGTCTATAATTGAAACGCAATCAACCGACACCTTGAAATCACCCAATGTCGCAGTTTAGAGAAGCGCGAATTCGTGTCAAAGACTTCCAGGCTCGGCAAGAGGTATCTAGCCGTCCATTGAGTTTGCTCATTGAGATTTCGGCTCGCTGCCCCCAGCGTTGCCCCATGTGTCCGTTGCAAGGTTCCGACATGAGACTCGCGCGAACCGAAGGACTCATGGACGTGCTCTTATTCGAGCGGATTATCGATGAACTGGCCGCAAATCCTCCCGAAGTAGTATGCCTGCATTCGAGCGGCGAAAGCACCGTCCATCCACAGTTTACGGAAATGGGTTCTTACGCTCGGCGCAAGTTACCTAAGACCTGGCTTCGAATGAACAGTGGTGGAATCACCTGGAACACTGACGAGAAGCGAACGAAGTGGCTCAAGATCGGCCTGGATCGACTGATATTTTCGATCGAGGCATGCCGCTGGTTGCAAGATGGTCTTGATCGTGATGGCAAGCCGTACGATGTAAAGACCCATCGCGCGGATGTCAAGGACGACTATCAGCGGTACACGATTCACCCGTACCGCGCCGGGGCGCCATGGAAGATCGTTGTCCCCAACATCATCGCGACAGCAAGGATACTCCGACGACTGAAAAAAGACTCCCCAAAGGGCGACCCGGTACATCGGGTCAATCTAGGAATTCAGCACATGGTCACGGTCGAGCAAGCGCTGATCCCAATCAGGGCGGCCCGTGCCAACACGTCGGCCATCTCAACGTGGGAGATCGAATTCTCGCGAGCCTTCTGGAAGCAGCATGGCGTTGAAGTTGGTCAGGTGGCTGTCGCATCGGTTGGCGGTCAAGTTGACAACAGCCCAATGATGAACCTGGAATTCAAGCGCAAGCCGATGGGCATATGCCGCGAGGTCTACACCAACTTGATGATCGCTTACGATGGGTGCGTAGCGCCGTGCTGCGTCGATGCCCATGAATTGGAATTGCTGCCCGAGATCAATCTAAAAAAGATGACGATCAAAGAGGCGTGGACGCATCCAAGCGTGGTGAAACTGCGGGCGCAACATCGATCTGGCCGAGGCTATCCCGAGAAGTGCAAACGCTGCCTGGCCTCAATATGATGCTACCGATGCAAGACACTCTTGAAAAACAGCGCCAAGCGATAGCAGGTCTTGGACCGCCCGTCAGCAAATCAATCTTCATTTACGGTGCGGGGGGGTTTGCGCGTGAGCTTCGATGGTTGTTGGAGAATTCAGCGCAGCCAGGCTGCATCCATGAGTTCGCTGGATTCATTGACGACCGTATGACCGCTGAGCGGGCGAACAAGCGGCAGATTGGCGCTGCATCTTGCACCCTGGCTTCTGCTTATTCCCATCAATCAGCGAAGGATTACTTTTGCGTATGCGGTATCGGCGATCCCGAGAATCGCCAACGCGCGATGTGGCGCGCCATGGATGCTGGATTTCGTTCGTTGTGTGTGATCCACAACCGCGCGGAAATCGGGCCGGGCGTGATGTTCGGCGATGGCGCGATCGTCTGTGCCGGAAATATCATCACGGTCGATGTGAAAATCGGCAAGCACGTCTTATTGAACCTCGATTGCACGGTCGGGCATGATGTGCGGATCGGAGACTACTCGGTTATTTGCCCTGGCGTCCATATCTCCGGTTGCGTCGAGATCGGCCAGAAGGTATTCATTGGGACTGGAGCGAACATCATCCACGGAACTGCCAAAGAACCGCTGACCATCGGCGATGGCGCGGTGATTGGTGCCGGCGCATGCGTTACAAAGAGCGTGCCCGCACACACAAGAGCGCTGGGAGTGCCCGCACGATGGTAATGATCGAGGCTCTTGCCGTGATCATCGGCCGTGCCGGAAGTAAGGGATTGCCCGGCAAGAACACGGCGCTTGTCGCAGGTGAGCAGATGATCTGCCACACGATTAGGCACGCGAAGGCGGCTCAGGCTGTTACGCGCATCATCGTCTCGACCGATGACGAGGGTATCGCGTTCGCCGCGCGGGCAATGGACATCAAGGTGATCGAGCGACCGGCCGAGTTGGCAACCGATACCGCCTCAGTCGGTGCTGCCGTTCATCATGCGGTGCAGACTATCAAGGCCACAGAGTCGATTGTTGTGATTCTGTACGCGAACGTGCCGGTACGACCGCCGGACCTGATAGATAGTGCCGTTCGGATGCTTCGGCAGACCGGCGCGGACAGTGTGCAGTCATACGTCGAGGTTGGGAAACAGCACCCGGATTGGGCGTGTCGTCTCGACCACGAGCAGCGCGTCGAGGCGTACACCACGAGCACACCCGACCGTCGCCAGGACCTTGAGCCGTTGTTCATCCCCGATGGCGGCGTGCTCGCGGTCACGGCTGAGAGTCTACGCAAGGCAAGCGATGACGCCCCGCACACTTTCCTCGGCACTGACCGGCGGGGCATCAAGACAGAGGCGGGCCAGGTCGTTGACGTTGACAGCGCGGCCGATCTCGCTGTCGCTGAGGCACACCTGATCGCACAAGGCGATCATTCCGGCGAGCGGCGCACGATCGCAGTAGTGACGGGCGATCGCGCAGAGTTCGGTGTACTGCGGAGCGTGATGCGAGCGATCCACCAGCACCCTCAGCTTGATCTTGTGATCCACGCCACGGGTCGTATGCTTGACGATCAGCACATGGACGAACTGATGGAGTTCGTGTTCGACTTGACCGACAAATATGGGGGTACGATTCCCGTTGAGTTTGTTCCAATGTGGAATGAGCATGAAGCCAAAGCTGGCACGGTTTATGTGACCGCAGAGGAGACCGCCGATGGCAAGGCGGCGTCTCGCGGCGTTATGATTGCTTCAACGCGATATGTCAAGCAGCAATGAACAAGGTACAAAGGCGCCGGAAAAGGAACAAATAGATGGCACTTCACCACGGGAAAAAAATCAAACGTGGCCACAAGAAGGTCAAAGCGAAGGGTGCGGCCGGTCCCAAGAAAGCCAAATCGAGGCGACGCCCCCGGCGCTGACCACAATCGTCCTCGCCTGTGGTGGCCCGTCGTTGTGCAACGTCGATTGGTCTGCGCTCCCATTCCAGGTTGCCGCCATCAACAAGGCCATTTGGGTAGCGCCGCGATTCGACTATTGGTTTATCGCCGACGGATACCCTGAGAAGGTCTACAAGGATCGCTGGCGTCCGATCGCGGTGAACCCCAGGATCGCCAAGTGTGTCCCGCATCATCGGCTTGCCACGGGCTATGTGAAGCTCAAACGGGTCGCACGTAATCTTCACGCCGCCCCAATGTCTCAAGGTCGGACGCAAGACAAGACGATGGCCAGTCGTGGCCGGCAGCTTTTGGACGGGCGCACGCCGTTTTTCTATGTCGAGAACAAGACAACGCTCTTCGCGACCCAATGGCTGTCCGTCGGATACGAACGACTGATCTATGTCGGATGCGAACTGACCTTCAAAGGCAATTTGGGCAGTTGTGTGGGAAGCGGGATGGGCGGCGGCGAGGTCAATCAGATGCGCAAAAACCTCGAACTGGTGAAACGTGGTCTACAAGCCCTGCACGTTGCCGCTGTGAAGCGCGGAATCCAAATGCTCTCATTCAGCCCTGGCCCGATCAACGACATCATGCCGAGGTATGAACCATGCCCGCCCTGCACGTGAGCCAGAAGCAGATCGACACCCACATAGGCCAAGCCCCGATCTTCGATCCCGCAAAGGATGAACGTCCGCAAATACTCAGGTGGCTCGAATGGTCCGCGAAGATGCGTCTATTCCAAGCTCTCAGTGCCGACCAAGAGGCGAAGAACGAAGGGCACGACCCCGACGAGGACCGGTAGACTTCACCGCGATCGTACACTTCTATAGCCTCCGATCGTTCCCGGTGCGGTTGTGGCGTCCCGTCGAATTCGTCGCCTGGATGCTATTCAGCACGATTTGGTTGGATGAGCCGGCCCATTGCAACGTCGAGATCGACGGGCTGATCTATGATAATTCACTGGACTACGGCGTCCGTGTGCTTGAGCAGTATCCCGTCGAGGCCAGCCAGAGCCTCCGGGTGAATTGTAAATTCAAGCCGATGAAGCTGGCTGTATTTCACTCGCTGACAACGAAACGGCATCCGAAGTGGCCCGCGATTCTTGATTCGTTGGGGATTTGGCCGAAAAGGCTCAAGGTGCCGTATACCTGTGTCTCGCTTTCCTGCATCATGCTCGGGCTGCCTATCGTAGAGAGCCGTCGTCCGGTTCATCTACTTCGGAGAGTGATCGATGGGAATCTTCAAGTCACCCAAGTCGCCGGCCCCACCGCCGCCCCCGCCGCCGGACACGTCCGAGCGGGACGCGACTAGGGCGCTAAAGAAACAAGAGAAGGCTAAGCGTGAATCGTTCGCGGCATTCCGGCGACGGCAAGAAGTATTGCGTGGCGCATTGAGAGGCAATCCGGGATTACGCGTCTAGCGGAGGACTAGTCATGGGCATCTTTCAAACGCCTACATTCCAACGTGCGGTAGAGATCAGCAAGAAAGAGGGACGCCTTACCGGCAGTGCGCTGGGACAAGCATTCCGGGAACGCAAGGAATTCCAAGAGCAGCGGTCGTTCCGCGCGTTCACAAGGCGGATTGATCGGCGCGCGACACAGCGCACTTCGGCTTTGCGAAGCTAATGAAACTCCAAGACCTATACCAACGTCTGACGAACGAGACCGGCATCACCGAGGGCGCCGATGGCAGCGACGAACCCCGTGCAAGCCAGGGTCGCAAGAAGTTCCTCGACCGCGCCGAGGAAATCGCCAAGCTCACGATCCCGTCGATCGAGCCTCGCGGACTTCCGTTGACCGATGTTGCCTACAGCCATGACGGCGCCCAGGCGATTCGGGGGTTGTCATCGTCGATCCGCAGAGTCTTGATGCCGCCCAATCGCACGTGGTTCAAGCGCCAACTCACGACAAAGGTGCAACAGGAGGTAGAGAGGGCCGTGGCCGGCGCCAGGGGCGACGTTGAGGCTCAGCTTGCGCAGATCAACTTGCTAATTCGTAACGAGATGGTTCAAGGCGAAAAACAGATCAATGCCTATCTGCATCGTCGCAAGGTCAAGGCGCGGATCGCCCGAGCAATCACGCGGAATCTGATCGAAGGCTTCAATGTGATCCGTGTCTTGACGGATCAGATCAACGTCTTCCCGCTTCGACTCATCACTGCTTACCGACAGCACGGGGAATTGAAGTTCTATATATTGAAGGAAGAAAAGCCGATCGACGTCAGATCGTTTGGCGACGACAGCAAAGTCGTTCCAGGCTCAATCTATACGCTGATCGACGTCGTGAACAAGGAAGTGTGGCAATCTCAAAACGATGGCCAGGCCGAAAAAGTCGATCCCATGGTTGATGGTGGAGACTGGCGCCAGTACGTCGCTTTCAACTCTGAAATGCCGGACACCGAGCATTATCCGGATTCGTTCGGCTACACCTTCCTCACATTGTTCAATGAGATCGACGCGCTGGTGATGGACCTTGGGGAAGCGGCGGCCAATGCGGCGTGGGCCGTGTTGGGCATCAGTCCGGAATCTTCACTAACGACTACCGAGGTGACCAAGTGGAGGTCGGGTCAGGTATACAAATTCTCGCCGGAGCAACTTGCCTGGCTCAGTTCCGCGACCAAACTTACCGACTTTGGGATCGTCAACAAGAGACTCGAAACTCTACAAGCGGAACGGCGCAAAGTGTTCGGTGCCGGCGTTCGTGAGCGCTCGCCGGGGGACGTGACGGCGACGCAAATCCTCCAGGAAGTCGAAGAACTCGACGAGCAAACGGCCGATCTGCTGGTCAACTACGACGAGACCTTGCTTGTGCCGCTGGCTACCGCCGTGGGTGTTGTGGAAAGGATCGACACGATCGAGATTCCAGGCATCGGCTCGCCGATCGAAACGATCGTCACCACTGGCAATTCCGCACTCCAGCGACAGATATCGATCATGCGTATGTTGCAGGCGATGAACATCATTCAGGGGCTTGCCCCGGACCTGTTCAACCGAAGAGCAACCTTCAAATTGACCGCTGAGATCGAGGGATTCGACGAATACGTAGACGATGTTCTTCAAGCGGAAGTCCCCCCCGAGCCGATTGAACCTACCGACGAGACGAGCCGAGCCGAGCAGCCTGCCCCCGAAGTCGCCGGATCGATCAAACAGACCGCCGGCGGCCCGCAACCGCAAGTGCAAGGCGAAATCCAGCGGCAACAAAATACCGGCCGTCTCGTCTCAACATCGGTGGCTTGATGAAAGGACGTGACCCATGCCAGACGAAGAAGTTGATCTGACCGTTGATCCGGGCGCCCCCGATCCCGATGCGGAGCCCGGCGAGAATGAGCCGGACGAACACGGCGAATCAATCCACCCGGCCGACGGGATTGGGACACCGATCGAGCCGCCTCAGCCGTCCAACCTCGAAACACGTGTCAAGACCCCGGCCGATGCGGAGCCCCCGCCTCCTGTGCCGGATGCCCTGACCCATCCGGAGCCGTTGCCGGAACCGCCGAAGCCGCCCAGCATTGCCGAGTTGACGGAAGAAGCCACGATCCCGGTCCATGAATGCCACCTTCCGTTGCGATTCATTCAGAATGCTGCGGTTATGAGGGACTACGTGAACAAGAACGAGCATCGGCTCAACAAGCCACGGCGCAAGCTCGATGTATCGAAAGCCCCAATCAAAGCTGGCTATCCGATCTTCGCCAAAGCCATGCAGGCGCACGGCCACTATCCATTGACCGAGCATTGGTATGCAGCCGCGTTGATCCTGGTCACGATGGGCGTACCGATCGACGAAGAGCCAAAGGCTGACACGGATGCGATCTTGGACCAGTTGGCGCAGTAGCACTGAGACAACAGCGATTTTCTAAGCGAGACGAGCAATGGCAAAGCAGGGTGAGGCTACTAAACAGGTTCCCGGCGAGGAAATGGAGGCCGCCGGCGAGGTCGATTTGAGCGCTGGCGCTCCGGAAATCTTTGGCGACCGAATCGTAGCTGGCGACACGCCGCAGCCGAAACCGGGTGCCGAAGATGTGGGCGACATAGGAGCGGGGGGCCTACAGGACGGTCCGGAAGGTCTGGGAGAACCAGTCGGTTTCATGCAGAGCAAATGGCCCGACGACGCCGTCCTACCGGAAGAATTCAAAAAGTACGATACGCCGGCAAAACTCATCGAGGCGCACGTAAACGCGGTCAAAAAGATCGGCGAGCGCAGCGATGAAATGCAGCAACTTCGAACTGACAACAAGGCGCTGCGCGAAGGCAAGGTCACGGAAGAAATTCAGGCGCTGGCCGAGCGCGCTCAGATCGAGGTCGGCGAAGGTGGTCTCAAGCGCGACACGATCGATGCCTATGCGCAAGCTACCCACCTGCCCCCGCCGCTGATCGCGGCGCTCGGCCAGATGATGGCTGAGCGAACAAACCAGTTCCTCGACACCGCGGCAAAGGCGCTTGGCAGTGCAGAGAAAGTGCAGAAGTTTTTGGATGAAATGCAACAAGGAAGATTCACCCAAGGCGAGTTGGACACCTACAACGGCTGGGCGACGCTCGGAAAGGTCTCTTGGATCGCTGAAGTTGCTTCGCAGCTTGGGTTTGAAGTCGATGAGGCCGCGCTCAAGCCGGCGGCGGCCGAGCGGCTCGACGAATCGGTCAGCCCGGCCGAGCCTAGCCCTGGCCTCAATCGGGCGGTGCAACAGGTCGTCGTTGGGGAAACACCTGGGCCGCCACCGGGTCCAGACATCTTCACGAGTCGTGCTGAATATCTCACGGCTCAGAGCGTCGCGGACGCGCATTACAACGACTCGGGCGATTCGTCACAGCAAGAAGCTGTCCGCGCCAAGCTCCACCGATCCCCCACCCAGCAGTGGGGATCACAAGTTGGGGGTTGACTCGGGCAACGACCGATGATTCAATGAGCTAAGTTCCGTCCCCTACCAGCCCTTCGGCCCGCACGTTGCGGACACCCGGCTAGGACACCTGGGCGGAAGAATCAAACCACGGCCCCCGCCATTGGGGACACCCGTGCGAGATTCGGGACAAAGTGTTTCGATTCTAGCACGGAGTAAAAACCAATGGCCGTGATCAAGACTGCTGCCGAGGTTGAAGAATTCATCGGCAAGGTGTGGCAAGCCTACTCGATCGGCAAAGCGTTCTTCCCGCAGATGGCGGATTTCCATGCCGCCTCCAAGGGTGAAGTCAAGAACGTGCCCCAGGTCGAGCGCCAGGATGCCGTAAACAAAGCTGACGGCACAAGCCACGCTGACACAGCTGAAGCACTGACCGCAGTGGAAGTTCCCCTAGAGCTTCCCATGAAGCGATGGGTCTGGATCAACAAGGACGATTACGACGTCCGACCCGACCTTGCGCTGTTCACCAACTTTTCTACCGGAATGGGCATGGACCTCGTTGAAGGCGAGAACCGCCGTTGCGCTTTGACGTTGATGAAGTTTGCCGACACCAACACCCGCGAAGTCAACGCGGACTTCACGACCAGCGGATTCGGCACTCGATTCGCGACTGAGCTTCGCGCTTCGGCGGCGCAATTTGACGAGGACGGTGTACCCGATGACGGGAACCGTTGGCTCTGGGTGAAGCCGCTGATTTTCTATGCCCTACGTGCCGTAGAAGGAGTCATCCGACTCGACTTCGGCGGCCAAGCCGACGTCAGGCGGCCACGTTCGATCCTCGAATACGTGGGCTGGAAGATTATGAGGCTGCCCGGAGTGTTTGGGAACGACTTCACCGGCACCCCGTTTGCCGCCCTGAATCTGCCAACACACCAAAGTTTCGACGCCAGCAAAGCGGTCGCGATCGCTGCGCACAGTTCGGCTTGGGTGTGGCGACAGGTCAAGGGCATGGAGCGGCTTGGACCGGACTGGTGGACGGATCGAGACCAGTGGAAGATCGAGGCGCGAATCCATCACGGCATTCGCGCTCGGAACGAATTTGGTCTCTGGCTGTTCACTGACAACACGACTTGATCGGTTCGTCTCGGTTGGTCGGTGTCGATCGCCCTGGTCGGCACCGGCCAGTCATTTGCCATGAATCTTCTTACCGCCATCAACTTTGTGCTTCGCGGCTCAGGTTTGGACCCGAGCAGTGATCCGACCGATGAGAATCCCGAGGCTGGGCTGGCGATCGAAGTCATTACCCGCACGCGCCGCGAGATTCTTGAAAGCGGTTTCCCCTTCAATACCCGCAAGATCACATTGCAAGTGGCGCAAAATGGTCGTGTCCCAATTTCGTCGGCCTATCTCGATCTGGAATTGCCCAAAGGATTCACTACGCGGGTCGATGAGACGGATGGCGAACGATACGTATGGGATATCGAGAACGACGATTGGCATGATGAGGCCCTAGAGAGAATCCCGATCATCCATGACATCGCGGACCTCGCGCAAATTCCCGAAGCTTTTGGACGATGGATCGCGCGCCAATCAGCCGTCAACTTTTTCACTGAACACACTGGCAGCAAATTTTCAGTTCCCAAGACGCTCACGGACCAGCGCAATGAGGCGCGGGCAAAGGCAGAGAATACCCAACCGGCCGGCAGCATTCGAACCGCAACCCGATGGGCTTCAAGGCTTCGGCGCCGTGTGAGGACATGAAGTGCCCGACCTCAAAACAGATCGCTTGTGGCAAGGCGTTTCGTCCCAACCGCCGTGGCTGAGATTGCCGGGGCAAGTCAAGTCGGCCCTGAATCTTCGCCACGACGTATCGCTCAGTGGCGCGGCCAAGCGGGCGGCTACGCTCTACAAAGCCGACCTATCCGAGCTTACGCCGTCGAAGGACTACATATTCGTCCCCTTGCGCGATGCGATCATCGCCATCGGCGAAGATGAGGTCTTTGCATGGGATACCAATGGCGTTGCGTTGACGGTCGACGATGATTCGCCGACGCCGCCGTTCAATGAATACCTCCGTCTGCGATCGCCCGCCACCGGCGAGACGTTCGATCCGTTCCTGCACCTTGACTTCTGTTCATCGCAGGACACGTTGGTCATCGTGAATCGAACGATCAATACGGCAATCAACATCGGTTGGACGTTCCAGCAAATCGACAACTTCCTTTTGAACGGTGATATCACTGTCGAAACTCATCCGATCGATGACAGCGGCCCCGCTGTAGATACATTCAGTGATCTCCCTAATTCCCCTAGTGACGGCGATATCGTCAGGGTGAGATTTGACGAAGACCTTGATCCGCACGGCTACTACTTGAGAGAGACAGGAACCCCACATGACGACGGCGTATTGATCTATCCTGAACACGGCTCCAATTGGTTCCGAATTCCCAAGGCGAGCCAAAGCCGCGCACGGATGGACAATGATGATATGCCTCAGCGCATTCTGCGCGAGGATGATACGACGCTCAGCTTCAATCGCATCGTGTGGTCACAACGGCTCAACGGGAACCCCGGATCAAACCCCCCCATGCCGTGGCGGAATAAGCCGTTGCAGGCTTGCAGCTTTCAGCATGGTCGCTTGTTCCTGTGGAGCAAGTTTCATACGACCGCTTCGCGCACGAATGATCCGTTTGACTTTTGGGACAACAACGCGGGTACGCCCGTCGATTCAGACCCGATCGCCCAGGACATAAACGACGCCAACATCGGCAACGTCTTGAGAGTGGGAATATGCGGCGAGAACGTGTTGATCAACTGCGAAAACGGCCAGGTTCAATACGGCTCCGGCGTTGACGTGCTGACCAAAACCAACGGTCGGCATTTCCGGGTCAAATCGCTCAAGCCGGAAGATATCCCATTCGGCGTGAGTGATGAGCGATTATCGATGATCGACAGATCGGGGCATGTTCATCAATTCTTGTGGGCTGGCGCCGACGCCGGCGGTATACGGTACGCCGGCTGGATGAATTCCCATGCCCAGTTCATGTTTCGCGGCAAGACGCCCCTGCGCTTGTTCTCGATGCCGAATCAGAGTTTCTACACGACCGTCGATGATCGAACGATCCTACACGACCATTTCATCTTGGCGGCCGATCAGATTCAATCAGCATGGGGGGAGTTGGAATTCCAGGGCGACGCGGTGTTCTTCAACGAATGGCACGATTTGATCCGGATCATCACCCACGACGCAACTGGCTACAGCTTGGTTCATCACGTGCATCGCGATCCCGATCCGGTCGGGGCCCTGGAATTTGAACCGCACAGCGATCGACAGGAACAGGTCTCGGGTACTTACGATGCTGTGCTGGATCAGACCAAGTTCACGCACACCGGCCGGAGCGGTGATCTGCTATCGAGCATCCTCACACTCGCCACAGATGTTGCCGACGTCGGGCGCGATCACCAGTTCCTTGAGCCGGTAGACGTAGACACCGCCGGCAAAGTGAGCTTCCAGGGCAACATCACCGGAGCGCACTGGCTTGGGTTCCGGTACACGACTCAGATCGAAACATCGAAACTCTTCCTGGGAATCCACGGCCAGGATTCGAAAGTCAAAATCTTTACGGTGTTCCACTATCTCTCGTCGGGTTACGAGGCATTGGTGAACGATCGGGAAGGAAACGTCCGAAGAACAGATGCTTCGACCCTGCGAGATACCGACGTGATCAATACTTTCTTCAAACGATTCAGCGGCTTGCCGCATGATGCCAAGCGCGAAAGTGTAGCGCTCCGCAGCACGTCGCCGGGCCCATTGATCTGGACGATGATAAACTTCGACGTGGACGTCGAGGGTAATCCGTAATGCCGGTTATAGGATTCAGTGCGGGCGCCGGTGCGGGCGCCGGTGCGGGCGCCGGTGCGGGCGCGTTGGGTCCGTTAGGTCTGGCATTAGGATTTGGCTTCGGCATACTCGGCTTCGCGCAGGCAAGACGACAGAACAAATTCCTGCGCCGACAGGCTCAATTCATTCGTGAATCCGCCCTGGCCTCATACAAGGCGCTCGGTAAACAACTCACCCAAATCCGAACTCAAGCACTCGACAACGGATTGAGGATTTCAACCGAGGCGCAGATCGAAGCCGGCCGCGCCGAAGCGGCATTTGGGGGCGTGTCGGGCGTATCGACATCGACTATCATTGCGTCGTTCGCATCGGACGTTGCATCGGATACGGCCGTGATCCGTCGGAATCGCGACGCGATGCTCGATGCAGTTGAAGCGCAGAAACAGGACGTGTTCCGCGAGGCGTCGAATCAAATCAGTCAGATCGGTGCGCAACAGAAGAACCCAGTCATCGCTGGGATTCTGGCAGGGCTCGGCGGCTTGGAGGCCGGGATATCATTGGATTCCGCGATCGGCTCTGCGGCACAACTGAAGAAGATGAAAGATTTGAACGACGAACTTGGTACAGCAACATCACAGACCGGCACGATCGCGAGAGCCAACAGCCTACTTGGCCGCTTTCACGATGACTGGATTCTCGCTTACAGTCAGCGCCGGTTGGAGCGGGCGCGCGATCCTCTTCTCGGCTTGCGATCGAGCGTCAAAGGACTATTTGGTGGAGCGGTCCCATAATGGCTCGACGCATCCAATCTCAAATCATTCCCCAGCCGGCGGTAACACCAATAGCGCCGGTCCCGCCGTCGATAGGACTTGCCGATATTGGGGCGTTGATCGAGAGCATTTCGCGCACAGGCACGGCGGCGGCGCGGGCCCAAGGCCGGGAATTCCAGCAGGAGCGACAGGTCGGGGCCATCGAAAGACAAGCGCAGGCGGCCGAGGATCGCTTCGAGGTTGCTCAGATTGATCAGGAGCGGTTGGAATTGCAGATCGAGGCGAATCAAAATCGGATGTTGACGGCAGAAGCGAAGGTAGAGATCGCACGACTCACCAAGTTGGAGTTTCTAGGTTTCCGGGCTCTTGTGGATGAAACGCCAGTTGACGAATTGCCGGCGTTGTACGCGGAATTTCCACTTGCCGACCCCGGCAATCAGGATGCGTTCGCACGGCTCATTGGCGCACGTGCCGCAACGGCCGACGAAACCAATCTGTTGACACGGCTGGGCGAGTCATTGAGCGCACAACAAAAGGGCGCAGCGGGCATCGAAGGACCACCACTGCCGACAACGCAGAACATAACCGACGTCTTGCTCGATCTCAAAGAAGAGCGAGCGTTTGACGATCCTCTAATCGCTGCCGTCTATGAGCAGCAGTTGACGTCAGTGGCGTACAGTTGGCGGAAAAATGTTGAGTTGGGGAAGCAGAAGGTTCAATCTCAGGAATTGGCCAACACCGCCATTGAGGAAAACCGCAATCTCCTGTATCGCGGGCTCGAAGAAATGTTCGCCGGAGATCGTGAGCCAGCAGACATGCGCGCATTGATCGACGGCAACTTCCCGGTCGTGAGCGCCGCGATCCCGTCGATGGATAAGACGGAGTATCTTGATAATTTTGTGCAGGTCTTGGACGATTGGGCTAAGTCGGCGCCGGACCTAGAGCGTTCCCTTGCGGTCGTGTCCGAAGTCTACAACTTGGGGGAACAGTATCAGCGTCGGGTCCGCGGCTTGAAATCCGATCTAACAGACGCGGTGAAGCGGCAAGCTATCACGCGCGAATCGACCAGGGTTAGAAACCTCGTCGATGTTGCCGAACTGGAAATCCGTGAATTGGGGACAGAAGGATCGCAATCGCTCGGGCGCCTGACAGCTTTCCGCAAAGACATTCCGGGGTTTGATTTATCCGACATCGAAATCGCCAAGTTGACCAGCCGTGCCGACAAAGAGATCGCACAGTTGGCTCGCAGCCTTGGCGAACAAGTCGAACTGGACCTCATCTTTGCAGGCGAGTCAAGAGGCATCGTCAGCGCAAGCGCTATGGCTACTCGATGGAAGAATATGCCAGGAATATCAGCATCAGCCAAGCTGGTAAAGTTTGCATCACACGGCCAACTCATTCCGCGCGTCGCCGCCACGCACGTCGAGGATTTGCTAAATCAGGCTCCAGGCGAGGCCGCAAGCATTATGCACACCTTGGAAAACGTGAGCCGAAACGCCGCCGGTTCGCTGATAGCGCAAACACGTATACCGGAAAGATTGCGGGCGCTGGTCAACTCAACGCGCGGGCTCGCTGAGGACGATCCAATCTACAAACAGATCATCGACGGGTTTGCGGCACCGGGGGCGTTGGCCAGATATTTCCAAGCTATGCAACAGCTTGGTGGCGAGTTACCGATCATGTTCGACGAGGAAGGGAAACAGGTCATTATTCAAGTTAGTGACTCCAAATTCCCACAGGACGATCTTATCAAACGATTCCTTTTGTCGCCGAATATGCAGATTGATCCATCGGTGATGGAAGATTACAACGCTAACTTCATTGCCGGCTGGACCATCGTTGGCGACGATGTAACATTTGCGGGCGCCCATCCACAACAGCAAATTGAATTCGCTCGCACCTTTGCGACAAACGCTATTGAGCGCCGATACGTTGGCATGGAGCAACGGGATGGGACGCGCAGATTGGTTCGCCGCGATCTGCTCGGCAACCCAACTGACGATCAAGTATCAGCGATCACTCAACGTATGATGTTGGCGTTGCAAGATCGGGAACTTGAATTCGGCATAGAGTTGTCAATCGCTTGGGACGCGATTCAACCCACCGGCGAAACCTCACTGATTCCGATTGGGGGCATCGCGATAACAGAGGATTCCGAAGGCCCGCAGTTTGTCGAATTCATCGAGCTTGATCATGCCACAGGTCTAACGCGAACGATCAACGCCGTCACCGATCCGGGCGGCTTCGATGAAGCGCGTCTGCTATTTGGTGACGCCTCGAAGCGCCTCGACCCGACCGTTCGATTGAACTGGACGCCCGATCAAGGCTCAGCCGTCGCTGTTCTGAACCCGAATTTCATGGCAGTGATCGGCCCCGACATGATCCGGGAAGGCAAGAAAGCGTGGTTCGAGCTTGTCGGCGGTCGGATCAACGTGCGATCCGGCGACTTTGGCACGTTCATGGACAACTTCCTCGCAACACACAACTGGCAGGGCGCATTCCCTCGGCCGTTGTTGATGCAGAACGTATCATCTGAATCGCTCACAGGCATCACACTCGGCGCTGGCATTGTCGGAGGTGCCACGCGAAGGAACGTGCTGCTCGCCGGGGGTGTTCCTGATTTGCGGATCGGTAATCAGTTGGCCAATGCGCCGACACCGCAACAGTTTGATGTTGAACCGGGAACTGATATCTCGCTCATTCCAGCGGCCATGCAGGCCATTTTCGAATTCGCCAATGGCGACGCGGACCTTGCTGACAAGATAGCCAGGGACGTAGGCTGGTTCGTTCCGGAGATTGAGGATTGACTTCGATATTCGACAAACTTGATGTCGCTCCAAGCCTTCGCACCGCTATAGCGCCCGATCCGCGCGTTAGCCCCGGAGTTGTCGAGACGCTGAGGCCCCGTCGATCCGTGTTCCATCAGTTGCAGGACGATCTTGAGAATGATACCGAACGATCGCTCATTCCGGGAGTGAGACCGCGAGCGCGATTCAGGGGTCGTTCAACGCTCGATGCGCTCAAACCGCCAATGCGAGACGCGATCGCTGACATCATGGCCACAGACCCGACCCTGCGCATTCAACTGGAGCGCGGAGAATCAATGGCACAGGCCCGAATTGCCGACCCGGTGATCCGCCGGCTAGTGACGCAAGGCCAGAGATTCGAAGCGCCGGATTTCGTCACGGTGTTCAAAGAAGAAGTTGCGAAGCGGATCGTCGAACCGACTGCGGGTGAGAAGATCGTCGACGTCGGAACGACGATAGCCCGTACTGCGTTGAGCATGGCCGCTATCACAGAGTCGGGCGTAGCATCACTTTGGGAAGCGGCCAGCAAAATCCCCGGTCCACAAGGAAAGGTGTTCGCGGAATTCTCGAAAGACGCCGACACAGCAAGCGGGATGCTGATGTGGGGAATTCGCCGTCATGCCGCCGGCGATCCACGGCTGGAAGAGAGTTTCCTCTGGCGCCAACTTCCCGAAGCCATCGGATCGTTCGGCGGCTTCATGTTGATCACGGCTGGAGCTACCGGCATTGGAGGCCCCCCCGCTGGCATCGCTGCGGCGACCATGATGGCGACCACGATGGGAGTTGGGGAATCCAGACAACGGCGGCAACTTGCGATCAAAGAAGGTGTGCTATCTCCGGATGAGGCGCAGTTGGCGGAACTGAACGGCGCGCTTCCGGGAGTCATTCAGGTTCTCCCGGTGATACGGGCATTGCGACTTATGGGCCCCAAAGCGTCGATCGCATTTAGCCGTGGTATTCGTAAATGGGCTGTGGATGGCGTCGAAACAGCTTTTGAAGAAGGGGTTGTTGAAACACTGGGTCAGATCGGCCAAGATGCAATCGCCAAGTGGCAATTCGATCCGAATCAGGTGATCGGCGAAACGGCGATCCAGACCGCGAAGGTCAGCGGCGCTGGTGGCTTCGTCGTCGGTTTCGCCACGAGCGCGATTCGCGGTGTTCGGCTGGGCCGGTATCGCAAACCGCCAGATGGCGGGAACGGGTTTAGAACAGAAGCTGCACGACGGATCATGGCCGACGCGCTCGCGCTTGAGGAAGCGGCCAGGCGCCATATCGATGAGGCGGCAACGGACGATCGCCCAGCCCAACGGCAAGCGCTCGACCTACTGCGCGTCAACATCACGAATCTCGAATTCGTCAAACAGGGTCGCAAGAAGATCGTCGCGGATTTAATGGAACGGTTCGGCCTATCGAAGCGCAAGGCCAGCCGCATGTATATCCGCGTCAAGGCCGCCTACGAAATGGTGAAACTGGCTGAGACCGCCGCGCAGCCGGCGGGCATCCTGCGCCAAGCGCAGATCATGGTCAATGAAGCGCTGACTGAGCCGACCGATCCGGCCACGCCCCAGACCGTCGATCAGCCGATCCCGCCCGAGCGCAACACGTTCGCGCAGTCGGTACGCCAAGACCTCTACCGAGAATTTCGCAACGAACTGACGGAGCTTGACGTTGTTGAGGAACCGCTGGGGGCGACTTTGCCGCGTGGCGTCCCGGCCCGGTTCCTCGTCGGCGAAGGTGGCGAGACCTTGCCGATCCCGTTGAGCCCGTTCCCCGTGACCGATCCAGCCGAGATTCGGCAGCTTGGATTGCGAGAACATCGGGAGTCGATCAGCTTCCGAGACTTCCGCCTCATGGACCTCTTCGAAGCGAATACCCTCGCTGAATTGCTCCAAGAGGCCAATCCGCGGGACGCTTTCGCCGTTTTCAGGGCCGGGGAGGACGATTGGCGGGTTTTCTTCAAGCAAGCCGAAGAGGCTACACTATTCGAGCAGGAGCCCAGTCGTGGCGAAGAAGCGATCCAAGAAGGCCCAGAAGGCCCTGGACCTGGCCCAGCGGGCGTCATCGCGGCCGGTCCCGAAGCACCGCCAGGTGGCCCCGGAGTCGTCGGGGGCGGCCAACCCGGCCTACTCGGCGAGCAATTCGCCGGGCCCATCACCGGCCGGCAGGCCGAGTTGCCGTTGCCGATCCCGTCGGCCGTGGAGCTTGAAGTCGAGGCCGAAGCGGCCCGTAGCCGGCGTGAACTGGCCGAGGATGAATCTGGCGATTTGTTCCCACAAGACGTCGCCAATCCAGTGCCGTTCGACGATGCCCTTGAGACCGCACCCGACGGTCTGGAATTCACGGGCACGGCAATGCCAGAGGGAGATATCCGCGCTGAGTTGTTGCGCAAATTCGAAGAGGAACCGGCCGAGGCATTGCTGTTCGCCGAAGCGATGGGCATCAAGAATGCGGATCAGAAAACGCCGGCTGAGATCATCGACGAATTTTGGGCAACAAAGGAAGAGGCGCTGAAAGACGACGATGGCCCCGCCGACGTCATCCCGTTGATGCTGTACTCCGGAATCCCGATCCCCGAGTATCTGCCCGCGATGGTAGTGAAGGGCGCCGGGGAATTCGCCAAGCCTACGATCAGCATCGCGTTCGTCGATTTGGTCGATCGGTTGCGCCGCGTCAGTGATAACCCGCTCATTCAACAGGCGGCCGATGCGGCGCGCTTGGCGACGCTCGACGCCAAGGCATTCATCGGTGAGCTATCTGCGCTTCTTGATCCAGTCCTGCGCATGACGGGCAAGCACGCGCTCACCGAAGAGGGCAAAGCGACCCAGCGGATTCAGCAAATCCAATGGGATGAAAATGGTGAAGGGGGCGTGTCGATCTTCCACCTGGCGCTTGAAGATAAACTGCCGCCGGGCGTCACGCTCACCGAAATCGAGCAACAGATCATCGAGCTTGGCAAACAGGTTATCGCATTGGGCGGCCAACTCCATGAGCGTGAAGGGACCATGCGCTTCAATCATCGCACGGGGGAATGGGAGCCGTTTCAGCAGATCGGCCGAGCCGTGGCGCCACGAATCTCGACGCTCGAATTGCTCGATTTGGTAGCGCAGGGCGAAGGTGGGCGCTTCGATTTGATCGTGCGACTGATCGCCGAACATCCGGACAATCGCGCCTTGCTAGAGAATAAACTGCGCAAGGCAGATGGAACTTTACGACACAGCCCCGAGGAAGAAGTACGTCGGATTCTCTTGCAGCAGCGTGATGAAATGCGGGGGGCAACCGGGGAGCCGTCCGCGTTCCGGCGGATCAACGCTGAATTCGCTCGGATTTGGCCCTACTTCCCGACGATGATCCACGATCCCACCACTGGGGCTCGTGTGCAGTTGATCGAGAACAACCCCTTCCACTACTTCGAGCGGTACGCCAATTTGACCGCCGGGCGACTGGCCTTCATTCGGCACTTCGGCCAGGAGCTTGAGAAGCCGAGTCTCGTGAATCAACTCGTTGAGATTGTGCAGAACGAGCGCAGCGGTTCCGATGAGGTCATCGCGGTGACACGGGCGCTCCACGGCTTGCCCGTCGAGCGTACCTTCTGGACTCAGCCCGGCTCGGCGCCGCACCAATTCGGGATCGGGCTTCGACACGCATCGTCAGTTCTTAAAGCGGGCGCGTTGTCGATGACGTGGCCGCAAAACCTGTTAGAGCCCTTGGGGCGAATCCTGGGGCTTGCCGGCGGCCCGATGAAACAGGATTTTTGGCTTGCGCTGGGGAATCTTTATGGTCCGGCCGACGAGCGGCGGGCGGCGACGTTGGTGGCCCTTCGCTCGTTGGGCGCGGTCGATCATTGGATTCGCAATCTGTCGATCGATCCGAACCGGCCAGGCGAGACGGCCACTCGGATGCTGCGCGAAATCCCGACCGTGTTGGTGCGTGTCTTTTGGAAGGAACAGAGCCGGTTGGCAGCGGCAATCGGCTTGGCGAAAGGCGAGCGTATGGCCGCCGGGCGGGGCAAAGAGAGCGACGTGCAAGATATCATGTCGATGCTCGGATTCGATCGCCCGACCGCCGAAGCGATGGCGCGCGGCGAGGGGACACCGGAACAGTATTTGATGATCGCCCGGCGCGCCGGGGCCTACACGACAAACCAGCCGATGGTCAAGGCTGAACAGTCACGGCTGGAACACTCGCGGATATTCCGCTTGTTGTTCGCCTTCACGACCTACGGCTTCATGGGTGTCCGATGGATGGCATCCAATCTGCGCACGACGATGCCGATCATGCGCGACCTGTGGCGCAACCCAAAGAGCAAGACCGCCTGGAATCGGGCGCGGGTCAATCTGACCAAGATCAGCACTCAGGCAATGGGGCTCACGACGGCGGGCGCGGGATCGTATTTCCTGATCGCGCTGGCGACCGGCGGGCTGCACGGTCTCAAGCTGGCGTGGAATGAGGCGAAGGATGACCCAGTAGAATTTCTCTTGGACTCATTCCTCTACACGATGTTCGCCGGCCCGTTCGGTGCCGTGATGAGATTGACGCAGAATCAAAGCCGAAACCGCTTTGAATCGCTTATCCGCGTCACATGGCCCGGCGCCATCGCCGTCGAGATTACCGACATGCTGAGCAGCACCGGCCGTTACCGGGACCGTGAATTTTGGGGCCGGGATGGTAAGTTGATGCGGTTCACCGATCGATTCGTCCCGATCAACCGAATGATTTGGCAGGGCTTGGCGGTCGTCGGCATCGGAAAAGAAGAACAGCAGATGCGGACGACGATCATGGCGTACTGGCGGGCTCGACAGGATATCGCTCCTGT